TTATAGAGGCTCCTCCGTAACGATGTACTGCCGATCCAGCTGGCGGTATTGAATGGCTTCGGCAACATGGCGGCTCTGGATGTCGGCGGAAGCCTCCAGATCCGCAATCGTCCGTGCCAGCTTCAATATCCGGTCATATGCCCGCATGCTGAGCCCCAGGGAATCGAGCGTTATTTGGAGAAGCTCCGCTGAAGCCTTATCGAGTGCAGCGTGGGTTCTTAAATAGCTGCCGAACAATTCGCTGTTCCAGCGGATCGGAAGGCGGCGGTATCGCTCCAGCTGAATGGTCTGGGCGGCATAAACCTGGTCGCGCATCGCCTTCGAGGACAGCGGCGGCGTGCTTCCCGGCCATTCTTTGGGCCTTGGCACGTCAACCTGCAGATCGATCCGGTCCATTAAGGGGCCGGATATCCGCGCGCGGTATTGGGCGATTCTCGCCACGCTGCAGGTGCATTGCTGGGCCGGATGGTCGCTGCCGTAATAGCCGCACGGACAACCGTGTGATTTTTACCTTGGGCAAAAGCTAAATCAGCGGGAACTGCTTTGTTAAAGGCATATTTCACATTTACAGATGCTTTTGGTCTTCCACCGGTCGGTGATGGTATTGTGTCGACGATGATTTCATGCACCAGTGTTTTAACAATCTCGCGACGGGTGCTAAAGGTTGGAGCGTTATTGCCGGCGATAATTTTCATACGAAGATCATAGAGCAGTTCTTCCGCTGTCTTAAAATCTTTGGATAGATCATTTTCAGCACTTATCAATAAATCGAGTTCATATATTCGATTCTCTAAGGTGGCCGTTTCAGACATGATTTCTTGAAGCTGCTTCTCAACATCCAAAGCGGTTATCATTTTCTGACGATATAGCGTGAGTATGCCTTGTCGCTCGTTTTGCTTATCAGCAATGCTTTTTAGTACAATTTCTTTCTCCGATATATACTCTCCAATCTTTGATTTTCTGATATCCATCGCAGCATTTAATTGTTCGAGGGCTTCTCCTGGGTTTTCAATAAATCGAACACATTCATTCCATACATGATCTTCTATCCATTCTGCTGGAATGTTCTTGGAGCGGCACTTTCCCTGAGCAGGCCCCCTATATGCAGTCTTACCTCCGCAAATATAATATGCCTTAGGTTTACGTCCTACCCCTGCGAACGCTGCACCGTGATAAGTTAATCCGCAGGATCCACATTTGATGAGACTTCGGAGGAGATTGTCTCGAGTTTGATTTCTAAAAGCCTCAATTTGATTATCGCGAAGCGCTTCCTGAGCTTTATTCCATAAATCCGTTGATACGATAGATGGAACTTCTCGTTCAATGAGCTCCCGTTCCTTTTTTGAACGTTTACCGTATACGTGGAGACCTTTATAGGTAGTGTTTACAATCATGTTCCTGATTCGTCCAGGGGTCCAAACTCCAGCTGTGTTCTCCTTTCGTTTCCCTTTTTTGAGTTTCCGCCCGTCTTTTACATAGGAGGGTGGGATCTTTAATGAGTTAAAGTAATCCGCCACTTGTACGGTTGACCATCTTTCGTTTCCAACTAGGTGATACATTAGCCGAATAACGCCGGCTTCTGATAGATCTTCCTTCCCCGGGAGCGGGTCCTCGTTTACTTGGAGAAATTTATCTACAACCACATATCCATACGGTACGATTCCCCCTAGCCATTGGCCTTGACGGGCAACGCGATTTGCTCCGTGCCAAAATGTTTCAAGGAGGGTGTCTCGGTCAAACTCCGCTTGGCCAGCGAGAACAGTAATGACGAATCTGCCCATTGGCGTACTGGTATCAAAGGGCTCCGTCATGGATTTGATTGTAACTCCGTATTCCTCGAGCTGATAGATGGCATCAAGCGTCACTCGGGCCTTCCGGCCAAGACGTTTCATATTGTAGATAAGGACGCTTTTGAACTTACCTGCTTTTGCATCTTCTAAAAGTCTTTTGCCCTCCGGCCGTTCGTCAAGAGGGATGGTCCCCGAAACTCCATCATCCTTATACCAATCAACAATATTTAACCCATGGAGCTCACAATATTTGATTGCAAACTCAATCTGGCTTTGGATAGTTTCACGTTCTTGTTGATCGTCACTGGAGACCCGAGGATAAATGGCAACATCTTTGAATTGATTTTCAGCAAAATTAATCACTAGGATCGATCCTCCTTAAAACTCCGCTCCATAAAAGTACAACACTTGCTCAATATCCTTTCGTTGCACGATGAATTTGAAAGCTGAGTTGTAATACCTGATGGCAAGATTTTTTAAGCGTACGCTTATTCGGCCGTCCCTTGTGTAATCCAGATCATGAAATTTTACTGGCTTACTGTCAGCAAAGTTTTGAAGTTGCTGCTCCTCAATCCGGTCAAAAGGGCCGTCTGGTGAAAATAAAAGCTCTTCCTGGGTGGACAGAGTTTGTTCATCGACCTGGATTATGATTTGAGCAGGCGTAATGTTATCGTCTGACGGGTCGTAGTATGCATAAATGGCCGTTTCGGATTTTTCGGGAGAGGAAGCAGGCTGGTAGTGGGCAATGTTGAATTTTATGTATGAGTTCAAGAGACTACCTTCATACTCTCTCCTTCGAATCTGATCCAGCCTTTTTTCAGCCAATTTTAGCGGCACTCTAAACGTTGCGGCAAAGGTTTGAATTGTCTCTATTCGGCTGCCGGGTAGTTGCAACTGCTTAATCATTGAAAACGGCATGGCGGCGTATAGAACGAAATTCTCTGCATCTGCTTCCTGAGCTTGAGTAAATAGTATAGGCAATATTGTTTGATTTCCTGAATGTCGAAGAAGGTGGCCAAGCTCATGGAGAAAATCAAGCCATTGTTCTGCAGAAGCAAGACGACTATCGATATTAATTGTATACATACCAGGTGTAAGTTCTAGGCCTCTACTAGTTATTGGTTTGTAATGTACCCAAACATTTAAACACCGTGCTACTTCTCCAATGTTCAATTGCTTTGGTGAGATAATTCCGTGTGCTAAGTATAAGTCTTCGACAAATTGCTCAAGAGGGGTTAGTTTGTAAAATCTAAACATGTTGCAACCTCCGATTACAGGAATGTATGTTCGAAATAACCATAAATTTAAAAGCCGTTTCCGGCTGAAGGTAATGATTTAGTTTGATTTTTCGTCTTTTTTGTTGATCGCATGTTTATCTGCTGGGATGGTGAGATTAGAATTCAGGTAATCCGAACCGCTATCCGTTATCTTAATGATCAGAGGCTCGAGGTTTGAAGTGCGCCCGGATCCAACAATAACTCCAATTCTGATCATATAAAAGTCTCCGTTTTACGAATGTATGTTCGATTTTTGTATAAAAATAAAAGCCATGAGCGGCTTGTTATTTTTTTATATACTGGCCGTTCGCATGTAAAATCAAAGAGGAACGGCATTTATAACATGTTGGAGTTTTTCCAACCACATTAATTTGCCTGCCACAAACCGGACATTCAATAGGTGGCCTCGAAAGAGCTATACCTGATTGGATGGCCTTAACAATAATTAATAGTGCGATAGGAACTCCTATAATCACAAATAACAATAAAACAATCATTTATATCACCATACGAAATAAATCCCTCATCGGCTGAGGTAGTTGCTTTATTCACCCTGTCGATCACCGGGTTTCCGGTCCTTCTCTGCTTCTCTAATGAATCTCCAGAACTGCAGAAGCTCTTTTTTTCTTTCCTCAGGAGCACTCAAATAATCCCTAAAGAAAATCCCATGATTCGGATTGTTTACAAATACTTCAAATTCAGCGATTTCCTTAGGATCAATATCATCTCCGTAATCTGTCGGGCGTGGATTGTCTGTTCGGCCTAAGAGGTAATCTGTTGAGACGTTAAATTGATCTGCAATCTCATTAGTAAGTTTAAAGGATGGCTCTCTCTCGTCGCGTTCATACATTCCTATTGCGCTTTCACTTAGTTGAAACATCTTTGCAAATTGCTTCTGTGTAAGATTATGCTCATTTCGAATTTCTCTCAGTCTTTGACCGAACGTCGCCATATTATTATCACCCAAAAACATATTAACACATAACGTGTGATTTTTATTAGAAAAACACGAAATGTGTTGACAACACAAAACGTGTGGTATATATTTGAATCAACAAACCACACGAAACGTGTTCTGAATGAGAGGTGGTGTTACGAGTATGAAGGAAATTGTAGCCAAGAGATTGGTGGAATTGCGTGGTGAAGCAAGTAGAGAAGAAACAGCGCAGGCCATCGGCATTAGTGTAAGTGCTCTTCAAATGTATGAGAATGCTCAGCGAGTACCGAAAGATTCGATTAAGGTTCGTATAGCTAACCATTTCAAAAGGACAGTCCAGGAAATTTTTTTTGATGCTGAACAACACGAAATGTGTTGTTCATCCGATCAGGCGACAAACTCTAACCGAAAGGAGGTGGGGTAGGTGGAACATCAATTATCTGAAGCGACTGCAGTCAATGAAACAAATGATCCTGTAAAGGTGAACAAGTTGCTTTCAGAAGGTTGGACCTTGCATAGCATGTGGCCGGATCACAATAAGACTCGTTATGTGCTTGTGAAATTCAAGTAAGGGAGGGCTGACACGATGAAAACACCTTCAGGCATCACCTATAAACCGGAATATGTACCAGACATGGAGAGGATGGTCGAGGCCCTAAGAATCGTACACGAGGCTCCTGATCCAGAGAAAAAGGAAGATGTTGAGCTCGAGGAAGGAGCCTAGGATGCGATTTAGATGGATGCGTCAAACATCTCGATCTGCCTGTGTTTCAGCAATTGTAACCAGAAGCTTGCTAAAAAACATTGACGTTGAGATTGCATTGGACATGTCGCTTCCGCATTATGCCGTAAATCCTGAAAGCTTATCAAAGCTTGAGCGAAAACGGGTGTTGAAGGAAGCGTCGGAAAATTTGAAGAGGATAGAAGAAAGCCGCCGGAGCGGTACCAGCTACCAGCGGCGGAGGGGATGACGAGAGGGGAAGGTTTTGCTCACAATTTCATAATACATCAGATCCTTGTCCGTCATCTCCTATTAAATCGGACAAAGGAGATTGATTAAACAATGGCAATCGGACAGTTTGGACCAGCACTCGAGGAGGTGCTGAAACGAAAAGGGGAGACACGGGGGGCGGCCGGTGCAGCAGCGCACGTTGATGCTTCTCTGATCGGCAAGATCATAAAAGGCACAAGGAAGCCCTCTGAAGAAGTGATGGCATCCACAACCACTCATTACGATGACGGTCAACTCTACATTGCGGCAGCTGGGGAGGTAACTGGCGGTGCCTTTGCTCCCTGGCTCAACAATGTGGATCTACATAGGGCGAGTGTTCTGATCAAGAGCATTGAGGAGATAAAGGAAGTGCTCGCTATATCTGGACAAGCCCCAATTAGCAAGACCAACGAGCAGATCGACGAATCTGAACGACAGCAAATAAAGCGGCTACTCATGGAGACGGTCGAGGCGATAACAGCGCTGACTCACTTGGCTGCGGTGCTCTGCAAGGAATATTCCTTCAGTTGGCTAGCGACCTGGAAAGAGCACCGGTCAATGCTGAAGGCCAAAAAATATATGAAATGAGGGTTTAACTTGTTGAGAGAAACATTGGTAAAGGAAGCTCTGCAAGCTGGGAGAAACGCAGAACATAACCTGCAGGTCATCGTTCGCAATCCGGATAAGATGATCGATTCCAACAAACTTGTAAATGGAATCACCTATCTGAACAACATGATTAGATTCGCTGAAAAAGAAATGGAAATGAAAAAAGACCGCCTGGCGGGGCAGTCTCGGTTGAGAACACGTCTTAAGAGTCTCTTGTCGTCTATTTTAATCGTTGAACGCCAGAAGCGCAAGGGGGTTGAACTATGACGGCCCCCGTATCACCTGCAGCAGCGTATATATCCTCGACACTGGCACTTCGGGCCAGCACAGATACCATCGCAAAATTCATCCAAGAGGATCCGGATAACCTTCAACTATTGAAGGAGCTACTGAAACAGCGAGAAGAGGCTTATCTGAACTGGAGTAATGCCGCTTCCATGTTGAAAACCTTACCTGTTTCCGAGATGTCTGCAGCAATGATCCATATCGAAACAGTACTCGGATACAAATGACAGAGCTTCGGCCCTGTCTCCCGGCGTCGGACAGTATCATAACCTACTCCTTGTCTGGCGCCGAGAGATGCGGCTGACGCATCCGAGGCGGTGCCTACCCCCTGGACCGCCTCACAATACATATGAAAGGAGGAAATGCCGTGAATGTGATTCAGAAGTTGACGGTTGTCAGTAACCCGACTCGGATCTTTGAAGTCGGAACTGAGATAAACGGCCGGGAGGTCATCGAAATCAAGCAGGTGGGATATGAATTTGAAACTGGAATACATTCAGAGCTTCACGTTTTGGATGAAGATGGCGGCCTGATCGCCAGCATCGAAAACTGCCCGGTGATCGTAGAATGGCAGACAATCGCCGTACATGATCAAACAGAAAATGACCCGCAGCAACGGGTCATATCTGGTGCCAAAAATTAATTTTCGATGCCCTCATATTAGCAGATGGGGGCGAATCACACAAGAGGGAGTGATCCAGCATGGGAGCAGCGATGTCCCTTGATATTACTGGCGAACGCGTTGAAGCCACGGTACAGCCTCAAAGAATGTACACGCCGACGATCCTGTCGATCCGGGCAAAAAGCGGCATAGTGGAGGTCCACTGCAATGACGAACAGCTGGCTGAGATCGAATTCGCGATTCGTCAGCATTTCGAAAAAATAAAATATCCGGAATCACCCGAGCCAACAGTTCAAGACGTCGGCCTCGAGTATTCCGTTAAGGAGGAAATCGCTTGAAGAAGATTGTCCTGGAGCGTCTGACGTTCCGTAATTTTAAGGGATTCCGTGAATTCGTTCTCGACGCCAACGGCGGGAATGTGGATGCCTTTGGTGATAATGCAACTGGCAAAACGACATTGTTTGATGGCTTCACTTGGCTTTTGTTCGGAAAGGATAGTGCCAATCGGTCCGAACAGAAGTTTGAAATAAAAGAGCTGGACAATGCCGGCAAAGTTGTACGGCATGGCCTTGATCATGAAGTTGAGGGAGTCCTTCTGGTTAACCAGCGACGCCGAAGATTCCGTAGAGTGTTCAGTGAAAAATGGACACAGAAACGGGGATCAGCCACATCTGTATTCGACGGCCATACAACCAATTATTTCGTCGACGGGGTTCCTGTTAAGGAAAAAGAGTACAGGGCCGAAGTTGATGCATTGATCAGCGAGGATGTTTTCAAGCTTCTGACCAGCCCTTCTTATTTCAACGAGGTGCTGAAGCCGGAAGCCCGCCGAAAAGTACTGCTAGAGGTCTGCGGAGATATGACGGATGCGGAGATTATCGCCAGCAATAAAGAGCTAACTCCATTGGCAGCGATCTTGGAGGAGCGAACCGTCGAAAAGCACAAGCAGTCGATTAAATCATCGCTTGCGGAGATCAATAAGGAAATAAAAGAGATCCCGACAAGGATCGACGAGAAATACCGTGACATGCCGGATGTCTCCGATCTGGACGCTGAACTGCTGCAGGAAGACATCGACACCTTGCGCGGCAGAATAGACGCCAAGACCGCGGAGCTGCAGCGTATCCAGTCCGGGGGCGAGCTGTCGGCCAAGGAGATTCTTCTACGCGAGATCAACGCTGAACTGACGGACATCAAACACAGAGTCCAAGCAGATGGCTTGCAAGCCGTGAACGAGCAAAGAGAACGATTGATGCAACTGCGCGGCGAAGCATCCGAGTTGCAAGCGCGAATTTCTGCCGGGCAGCGTGAGATTGAACAGTACAAGCGGCAAATCGCAAGAGCTGAGAGCCAAGCGGAACGGCTGCGGGAGGAATGGCATGCTGCTAATGGGTTGGAGTTCCCCGCCCATGAACATCAGCATGACGATAATTGCCCGACATGCGGACAAGCTCTCCCAGCTGATCAAGTACAGGCTGCGAAGGACAAGGCACTGGCTGACTTCAATATTTCCAAATCCCAGCGGCTTGAACGTATCTCTGCCGAAGGTAAGGCCATTGCAGAAGAGGTTAGAAAGCTCAAGCATTCCATGTTTGATTTGGAAGAGAGCTTGTCCGCATTAGAGACGAAACTGGCGGTGAAGCAAGAAGATGTATCCGCAGCTGAAGCAAAGCTAGCCGACCTACAGGCAGCCGTCTCCGATCCGGCCGACGATCCAGAGTACCGGGCCAAACAGATGGAGGCCGAGGCCGTACGCTCTGAAATTGAGCAGCTTCGGTCCTCCACATCCGACGCTGCAAGCAAGGTTCAAGCCGAAATCAGTTTGCTCAGGGATCAGGTTAACGAGCTCGAATCGGATAAGTTAAAAATTGCAGCAGCAGCCTCAATTGAGAAACGAATCGCTGAGTTGACTGAACAGGAGCGCAAACTGGCTGCCGAATACGAGCGGCTGCAGCATGAACTCTACTTGACGGAAGAGTTTACACGGACCAAGGTTTCCGCACTCGAGTCTAAAATCAACAGCAAATTCAAATACGCCCGGTTCCGACTGTTTGAAGAACAACTCAATGGTGGCCTGAACGATGTCTGTAAGACGCTATATAACGGCGTTCCGTATGACGGTGGACTTAACAATGCCGCTCAGATCAATGTCGGTCTGGACATTATCAATACCCTAAGCGAACACTATAGTTTTATCGCACCAATCTTCATTGACAACGCTGAATCGGTTACGCAGCTGATCGACACCGAGGCGCAGCTGATCCGTTTGGTCGTATCCGAGAAGGATAAGAAGCTGCGCGTCGTAACCCACAACAACATGCAGGAGGCGATCTAAAAATGAGCTCTCAACAATTGGCTCTCGTAAAGCGCGACACAGTTGATGTAGTAGCAGATAAGGTTCGGCAATTCCAAGAGCGCGGGGAGATACACTTCCCCGCAAACTATAGTCCAGAGAATGCTATGAAATCGGCGTGGCTGCTTCTCCAGACAGTGCAGACCAAGGATTATAAACCAGCCTTAGAAGTTTGCAGTCGGGACAGTATCGCCAATGCCTTATTGGATATGGTTGTGCAGGGTCTGAACCCTGCTAAGAAACAAGGTTACTTCATCGTTTACGGTAAGACTCTAACCTTTCAGCGCAGTTATTTTGGCACGATGGCCGTGACTAAACGAGTAACTGGGGCCGAAGATATCGATGCTCAAATTATTTATGAAGGCGACGAGTTTGAATTTGAAATTGTTCGCGGCCGAAAAAAAATCACAAAACATAAGCCGAGCTTTTCCAATATGGACGACAGCAAGATTGCAGGGGCTTATTGCACGATTTACTGGCCCGATGGTCGAGAATACACCGAGGTGATGACGATGAAAGAGATCCGTCAAGCCTGGAAGAAATCAAAGCAGAATCCGGATAAGGAAAACAGCACCCACAATGAGTTTCCGGGTGAAATGGCAAAACGAACTGTTATCAATCGAACTTGCAAAACATATATGAACACTTCTGATGATGGCAGCCTGATAATGAAGCACTTCAAGCGTCAGGACGAGGTGCTTGCAGAAGCAGAGGTTGAGGCTGAGATAGCAGCCAACGCAAACGGTGAAGTTATCGACATTACGCCTCCTGCGACAACTGAAGCTGAACCGGAGCCGGAACAGCCAAAGGAAACAACTCGCTCATCTAAGAGCAATGTAGAACTGGCTGGACAAGGAGAAATGGATTTCGAAATCCATCCGGATGATATTCCTCCGTTCGGCACTGAGGGGCCTGATTTCTGATGATCGACATTCAATGCCTCGGCTCCAGCAGCGCGGGTAATGCCTACCGGATCTCGGACGGGCATACCGCTCTCCTGCTGGAGGCCGGCTTTCCTTTCAAATCCCTGCAGCGAGCGTTGAAGTTTCGCATGACTGAGATTGCCGGCTGCCTTATCACCCATGAACACATGGACCATAGTAAGGCCGCTAAGGACATCATGAAGGCCGGAGTGGACGTATATACCAGCCAAGGGACAGCGGATGCCAGAGGACTCTCCGGGCATCGTCTGAAGGTCATCAAAGCATTGGAGCCGTTTCAAGTTGGCACCTGGTCGATTCTCCCCTTTGACATACAGCACGACGTCGAGGAGCCACTAGGGTTCCTGCTGGCCAATACAGCCGGGGACAAGCTAGTCTTCCTGACGGACACCTATTATTGCCGACATCGCTTCCGGGATCTAACCCACATCATGGTGGAATGCAATTATTCGATGGACATCGTAAGAGAACGGGTGGCATCTGGTCACCTGCATCCAGGACAAATGAAACGGCTGCTGAAGTCGCACTTTGGCCTGGAACATGTAAAAGATTTCTTGAAAGCCAATGATACCCGCAAGGTACAAGAGATTTGGCTGCTGCACTTATCTGACGGTAATAGCGATGAGGAACGTTTCAAACGAGAGATTCAGGAAGTGACCGGAAAGATGGTCCGGGTGGCCGGGCGATGATCGACGGCAAACCTTTAATGCGCAGCATGATGGGTGATCGGATCTGGAGCTTAATGCAATCTGATCCGGAAGAGTTTAAGCGGGAGACCCGCGCGTATTTCGCTCGAGGCTATCCCGGGTGGACTGTAGTGAAAGTTAAATACCCGATCGTATACCTTCGGGACGACAGGGGGCGGCAAGGTTGAATGAACCTGTACAGTTAGATCTCTTTGGAGATTATGAGGAAAAACCCGAACAGCCAGCCTTAAACGGTATGTATTACGAATGGGCGACTGGGAAGTTTGTCTCCTTCGTCTGCGGGCGCCGGTACTTTGAGATAACGTACGGCCAATGCCTGGGTGACAAAGAATGGAAAGAGAGAATCAAGAAGGAGCGTGCGATATGAACCAAATGAAGAAAATGACAAAAGAGGAGCTTCAGCAGCGTACGAAGGAGATCGTAGATTTTCTTACTGAAAAGAACGAGGAGGCGAAGAAGGCGGGGATTGAGCAGCACGGCCATTTCTATACTTCTGTTGCCTTTACACTCGGCTCTTTGATCGGATTTGACTTTAATCCTAAAGGGTACGGACCCATGCTAGGAACTATGCTTGATTCCCTTACGGATGGGCTGCAGACAGGCGCCCAGGGTAAGGGTGTAAAAGGAACCTTCATTAAAGTCGTAAGAGATTGAATCCTAGTTAGGGGATGAGCGAATGCCCGAAGGCAGTTACCCTTTTCCGATGTACTCCGGATTGTTGGAACATAGACATTACAAAAAAATAGGATCAGCAATTTGGCTGTTCCTTTGGTGCATCAGCTCCACGACGAAGGAAGTCGAAAGGGACGGAATTGTCTGGGGAATCGTCCTTGGGAACAAGCCAGTTAAAATTAGTGACCTTGAAAATGAATTCGGGGTATCGGACCGGACGATCCGGTCGTGGATCAAGACGCTCGAAGATAACCAGTACATAAAAGTCACCAGAGCACCGTACGGACTCGTTTTTACGGTCCGAAACTCCAAAAAATTCAAAAACAGACCGGAAGAAAGTTTCCACTCTGACTTAGGAGATCGGCAACATTCTTCCGATCTGGATGACAGAGATCGGCAGGAATCTTCCGATCACCCGGAAGAAAACTTCCGATCTAATAAAGATATTACAGAGATACACAATGCTGTTGCTGCTATTACTGATCCTGAAACCATTTTAAAACTTGCCTCTGAAGTCGAAAGACACTTCTGCATGCGAAGGGGGCAGGGGCTTAGCGTTAGCACTACCGACTTCGAAGAAATCAAAAAGATGGTTGCTACGGGGATCCCGTTAGAGATCGTGAAGCAAAGCATTGACAAATCATTTGCTGAGTACAAGCCAAAACATGCTTGGGACAAGATTCGAAACATGGCCTACTGCATCCCTCGCTGCCTTGACGAGTGGGCAAAAATGCAGGTGGATGACTCCATAACTGGTGCGGTGCCGCACGTGCCAGTCGCCCTTGGACAATCTCCACAACGGGGCTATCGAAATAAAAAACAAGCACAAATGGACGAACTAGACCGCTTTATCGAGGAGGAGAAGAAGCGTGGAAATCGTTGAGGTTGCCCAGCTTTATAAACACATAGCGAAATACTATCCAGCTTTTGACGCTTCGGTAGATCGAGTAAAGGCAGACCATAAATATCTCCAAGACTTCCCCTTTGAGGTAGCTCAAGAAAATGTGGACGAGCATATTCGGACGAGCAAGTATCCGCCCAACATTGCGGAGATCCGGGGGAGCCTGGGGGAACAGATCGAGCGTGACCGCATGAAGTCATTGACCGAGGAATATTTCGCCGAGAGAGCCCGCGCCAAACAGGAAGCGTGCCCGCCGCCGCCAGGCTGGAAGGAGTCCATCTATGCAAAACTGGGCCGCGCCTGACATGATTTTGCCCGAAATGCCGCATGATTTGGCTGCTGAGTGCTCGGTTCTGGGCGCTATTCTAATCAACCCGGAAGTGTACGAGTACGTTGAGGCACTGGTTCCGAACGCATTTTATCGTGCAGAGCATCAGCTCATCTTTAACCGAATGTTGGAGCTGGCCGAGGAAGGGCAGCCGATCGACCTGGTGACTTTGGCTTCCCGACTACAGGATCAAAAAGAGCTAGAGGATATCGGCGGCGTAAGCTACTTGTCAAAATTGGCCCACTCGGTCCCAACGACAGCGAATATAGAATCCTACGTCACATCCGTCCAAAACAAGTTCATGCTGCGGGAGTATATCCGGTCGAGTATGGCGGGGATACAGGCTGCTATGGCGGGTGAGGATATACAGCGCCTGGTTACATCAGCCCAACAGGTTGCTACAACCCTGGCAGATCAAGCGGCTCCTAAGCAGGATTTTAAGCGGATAAACGAGGTTTTGGTTGAAGTTATCGAAACCACGGAGACGAAGTCTGAGGCTTATAAGTCCGGAGAAATTACAGGTATTCCAACAGGATACCGTGATTTGGACAGCATCCTAGGTGGCCTCCAGCGGAGTGACCTGATTATAGTCGCTGCCCGGCCATCTGTCGGGAAAACGGCCTTCGCCTTGAACGTAGCGCAGAATGTAGCCGTCCGTACCAATGAAACGGTGGCGGTGTTTAGTCTTGAAATGTCAGCATCACAGTTGGTTACCCGCATGGTCAGTGCTGAAGGCAATCTTGAAGCGAGCAAGATGCGGATGGGGGACCTGGGAACGGAGGACTGGAGTAAGCTCGCCACGGCGGCGGGAGTTCTTGGCGGAACAAACATAGTCATCGACGACTCACCAGGCATTACAGTCCATGATATCCGCTCGAAATGTCGGCGCCTCAAGAAACAGGAGGGACTCGGTCTGATCGTGATCGATTACCTGCAGCTGATCGACAGCGTCAAAAAGGGCCGAGGAGCTGAGAATCGGCAGCAGGAGGTATCGGAGATATCCCGGACGCTGAAACACTTGGCCAGGGAACTGGATGTGCCCGTTATTGCACTTTCCCAGCTCAGCCGGGGCGTTGAGCAGCGGCAGGACAAGCGTCCAATGATGAGCGACCTTCGGGAGTCCGGATCGATTGAGCAGGACGCGGATATCGTGGCTTTTCTGTACCGGGATGACTACTATAACGCGGAGACCGAGAAGAAGAACATCATCGAGATTATTATTGCCAAACAGCGTAACGGTCCAGTAGGAACCGTCGAGCTGGTCTTCCTGAAGCAGTTTAATAAATTCGTCAATTACGACCGGGTTCATATGGATCCTGGTCCACAGCCACCACGTCAGCACAAGGTGGTCAATATGGAGAAGCGCCAATACGCGTAAGCCAAAGGAGGCTAATGGGAGATGAAGAACGGAAAGCGGCCGACGAGGCGGCAGAGAATTGAAATCAAAGATCGGGGACTCAACCCCGAAAACTGGCTCGTAGAGCGAGATACACCTGCAGCTATGGTCCTGATTCATCGGTACACTGGCAGCTCGCGGACGATCCGGCGGGGTGCGTAATGAGCAGATGGAGTCACTGGCACGTTTACGAGTACATCCGACAGCGGTTTATTCATACCGGTCAGGTACCGGATCAACAGGAACTGCTCGCCGAATTTTCTGAAATGGATCCTGCAGTCATTGAAGAAGGAGTCAAGGAATTCAATTTGGTCATGTCGATCGGGGGCGGAGCCATTGCGAAGTAGCAAGAGATTGGATCCATTTTTTCAAGAGACGCCGTACGACATCATTTTTGATGACTCTGGCTGCCTGATAGGTGAAGTTTTTGTACTGATAGGGGAATCGAGAAGGGAGGCGACGCCATATGATCCAGTTCACCGTGTACGGAGAACCCGTCGCTCAAGCAAGGCCAAAGTTCAGCACAGCCGGTGGGTTCGTTAAGGCATATGACCCGGCAAAGTCTAGGAATTACAAGGATTATGTCAGGCTAGCTGCAGCGGAGTACGCGCCGGCTAATCTTCTGGAAGGGCCGATCGGGATGATGCTCACGATTTACCGATCAATGCCCAAGAGCTTTAGCAAGCGGAAGGCAGCGGCGGCAGAGGCCGGGGAGCTGCGACCAACTACGAAGCCTGACGTGGACAACTACCTGAAGGGCGTAAAGGATGCCTTGAAGGGGATCATCTGGAAGGATGACAGCCAAGTGGTCGAGGTGTTTGTTCAAAAGAGATACAGCAGCCGGCCGCGCATTGAAGTCAAAATCAAGGACTTATCATAAAAATTCGAAGGGAACGTGATCGGCATGGGGAAAGATTTTGCGAAGCTTACTGGAGAATTAGCGAAAGGCATCAAAATTGGGGAATCGTCTATTGAGATTAAACTGACCTTCCCACTTAAAGCAGCATTACCGCACTTGGTCTTCTTAAGTAACAACCAAGGGGAAGAGCTTAACGTATTCCTTGGGGATCCGCAAATGTCATTCGATTTTGATGAGGAGGATGACGCGTATAAGCTTTACACGGGCGGCCGCCGTGTGACAGCGGATGCTTCCGGCGTGGTGACATCGGTCGAGCAGCCTGAAAAGGACGAGAATCAGGCGGAGCTGCGGCTTGATGAACCGGTAACAGGAGAAGAATCGGAACGGGGCGAGGATCAAGCAGTAGAGCCGGTAGGGGAGCCGCCGGCAGGAGACACTCCGGCAGAAGATGGCGACGAGCTGAGTGACTATGAGAAGGGAATTATGGGTGAGGGAACAGCTCAGGAAGGATCCGATCTTCCGGATTGGATGAAGGAACCGGAAGGCGAACAGCCCCCAAGCGATCGGGAAATGAGCTTCGAGGATACTGATCAGAAATCGGGAGAGGATGGCGCTTCAGCTGCTGTCGAGGAAAACCAAACTGCTGGTGACGTCGAGATCAGCCCGGAAGAACTGGAGCAATACATCCTTTCCCAACGTCCATCTTTCCCGGATCTTCAGCTCGACTTCCCAAGGTTGTTCGAGCGTAAACGGAAGGATGGAGTGACCTGGAGGGAGATTGCTAAGGAAGTGGGTATGACCTCTGGGCAATTGAGCGGCAAAATCTCCAAGTACAAGGAAGAGGTCAAAAAGGTAATGATGAGTCACGGCGTTGCCTAAGGAAAGATGGAAGCAAGCCCCGGTTGAAGCAGACCGGGGTGCCTAAATACATGCATCAGCGATGATGAAACGGAGGTAATTAGCATGGATAATAAAACGCTGACACGGCGTCAGTATGAGGTTCTTGAATTCATCAAAGCATTTATTTCAAAGTATGGATACTCTCCTACCGTGAGAGAGATCAGCGAACATATGGGATACAGTTCAGCTTCTACAGCGTTTAGTATTGTCGAGGCGCTTGTCAAAAAGGGATGTGTCAGAAAGAATAGAGGGCCGCGGACGATCCACGTGGTTTAAAGAGTGGGGCCGCGATACGATGTGTGCAAACTTTGCGGAAATAAACTTTGAGGAGAGATAACGGATGAAATCCATAAATGAATTGGTGCAGGCAGCGCATCAAAATGCAGTCTCAAAGGGCTGGTGGGATGAACCGCGAAGCTTCGGGGAGCTCATCGCGCTGATCCACTCGGAAGCATCGGAGGCGTTGGAGGACTTCCGGAACGGAAAACAGCCGACAGAAGTTTGGTATGAGGCGAAGACCCTCGAGGGGGATATTGTCCAATTCAGAGAGCAGGCGGCACCTAACTTTAAACCATGCGGGATTCCGTCCGAACTGGCCGATATCGTGATTCGCGTGTTTGATGTCTGCGGGCGGTACGACATCAATTTGGAGAGAGTGATAGCCCAGAAGATGGCGTATAACGCCACCCGGCCGCAAAGGCACGGAGGGAAGACGCTATGAGGCCCCAAGAAATCGGAATCCATAGGGAAATTTGGCCACCGGAAAAACTTGCAGCCCATCTTAAGGCGATTGGGGCAGACAAGCCGCCGGCGCCAAAGGGCAGCGAAAACAAATATGAGATTACCGCACCGCGGAAGGGTTATCGGAACAGGTATCTTAAGCGAGGCGGAGAGTATTAAGGCTTATAAATGAAAGACCCCCTAATCCTTGGTCGGGCCGGGGGTCAATCCGTAATATATTCCTCTCAATAATTATATCATAAAGGGGATTGAGGGGAATGGCGATGGCATGGGGACAAGCAGAGCTCTTTCCAAAAGCAAATGAAGCAGAGATCCAGCGAACAAAGTTCCTACTCGGTAAATATAAAGAGATGACTTTGCTTATGCAGGATTTCGAAAAGTTTGAGGAGGAGTTGAAGCAGACGACAATTGACGGAGAAGTCGCCCGCCGGATCGATCAGGAGGACCTGCATGCTGATAAGACGGCCAACGCTACGATTTTGATTGAAAAACAGCGCTGGGTATATCAGAGATATCAGTTTTACACTAGGCAGCTTGAGAGAGCCTTTGGACTGATCCAGGATGACGAGACTAGGAAGGCTGTTGATTACAGGTATATGCAAGGCTACTCTTATAAGGAGACATTGTTGTTCTTTCGCCACGGCTTGTCTGACAGCACGATCAGACGGAAGATCATCGAGGGGACCGAGAGCATGGCGAATACGCTTAAATTGATGGGATTCTTTGAACAGGATAATGTGGAGTTCTAAGAAAAAGGGAAACAATAAGCGGCAAACTAAGTTTCGAAATGAAGTCTTAGTTTGCCGCTATTTTTATTGAATAAACTAGTTGGCTGAAGCTACTTCGCTATCCTTTTTGGGCTTGGTACTCCATAAGAAAAACAAGGAGACCATGACAATCACTAAGCAAACCCAATAAACATTGCGAACCCCAGCAAACTGAGCAATGATACCGCCGCCTAAATTCCCCACTAATCTTCCAATTATGGAACCGTTGTAATAGATCGTCGAGGACATACCTGGAGATTTCGGAAGCAGCTCTGTAAAATAGCTTAGTCCATTGCCCATGACAATAGCCACAAACACGGCCTGCAAAAACTGTGCCGCGATAAGCTGCCAGGAATGCGTAGAAACACTTAATATGATGTTGTAAAGTAATGCAATATAACAGGCGCTGACCATCAAGAAATGATTCGATAACTTTCTGCCTAAGGAGCCTAGCACAAACATAATGGGGATCTCCAAACCTGCACAAATACTTACAACCAATCCGACTTCTGTATGCGTGCCATGAAGCTCGTTTACAATAAATAATGGCGTAATCATCCCGTTTATGGCATTGACTGCAAACAGAAAGATGAAAGCAATGAGCGGATACCAGATCTGCTTACGATTGAGCGAAGTTGTATCAGAATTGTGCAGTCTCTTCTTTTGAACTGCTTTTTTAGTAGGCAGAAATAGAAATACAAGAAATGCGATTGTAACAAAAATGGTGGAGGTCCCCAAAAAGAGGCCTCTGTAACCAATAATTCCCAAAACGATGGTTCCGGCTAAAGGTCCCATAAGGAATCCAAGAGATACAAGTGAACGAAGAGTAGACATCGCAAACGTTTTGTCATCGGAGTTGCTTTCATCTGCCGATTCCTGAGCATAAGCATAGATTTGGGGCATGGCGGCAGCCCCAAATCCACTAAAAAAACTAACAATAATTAGCAAAATGATGAAGTTGTCAAACATTAAATATGAAATATAGCCCAGTGCTGATGAAACTGTGGCAAAAATAATTATCAATTTACGGTCCCGCATACGATCCGAATGCTTACCGATGAAGGAGTTGGCCACTACACCACTTAATGAACTTACAGCCGTGAAAACGCCAAAGGCTCCAGCACTCATCCCCAAATCCTCTGTAAAATAGAGAGCTAAGTATGGAAGTGTAATCGATATCCCCGTACCGCACAAGAAAACACAAATGACTAATAAACGATATCCTTTAATTGAAAATAAGTTTTTTAATCGCGTGTACAACTTTAGCCTCCTTTCTTCAAAAAACAATTTTGATTACCTCTCTTCACGAAGACGATTGATCATCTCTTTGATCGCTACATCAAATGGCATTGTCACGAGTTATTCCTATTATGCAGCGAATGGAAAAGAGACAGTTATCAAATTCATCTCAAATCATTGCCTAATCCTCTCAGGATGCGCCCTAGATGCTTGCTGCTCAAAAAGGCAAGCCAATTGGCTTGCCTTCACAAAGTATGGATAATCGATGGGATTAGAATCCAGTCCATTTCTCGCTGATTTGTAACTTATTTATACTTTTAGACGCTTAATATCTTGTCTAGGAGGAAAGCCAAACATTCGGGAATATTCACGACTGAATTGCGAAGGACTTTCATAGCCGACTCGAAATGCCACATCAGTAGCATCTGCTGATTCGGTTAATAACAGGCGTCGGGCTTCCTGTAGCCTTAATTCTTTTTGGTACTGAATAGGACTCATCGCGGTTACCTCTTTGAAGTGTCTATGTAACGACGAGACACTCATATTCACTTTTTCCGCAAGCTCCTCAACCCGGAAAGACTTATCAAAATTATTCGTGATGTATTCGATAACTTCATTTATTTGATGGGCAGCGCTACCCTCTATTGCAATTTGTTCTAGTCTAGTCCCATGTTGGCCTTGCAGCACCCTATACAGAATTTCCTTCGTAAACAACGGGGCCAGTACTGGGATATCATTCGGGTAGTCCAGTAAGCGTGCTAACCTCATGACCGCATCCATCAAAGGTGTCTCCATCCGGCTAACAAACATTCCTCGCTTTGAATTTTCTTTCGTTCCTACTCGGATTTCGGAATCACGTAAAATCTCAAGAATTTGATTTGTCGTAAACTCCAGTTTAAAACCTAAATACGGAGCGTCGGGAGAAGCTTTGGTGACTTGAGCAGTGACTGGTAAGTTAACAGATGCAATAAGGTAATCTGCAGGATTGTATTCGTAACGTTCCTGCCCTAACCAGACCTCCTTTGCTCCTTGAACCACAATGCAAAAAGAAGGCTTGTAAACCCCATGTCGAGGCACTGACGTATTCGAGTTACGAATGAAAACTAATGATGGAATGGCCGTAGCGTGAACACCATCATTTTTTGCATATCGTTCAATAATTTTTGCAAGTTCATTTTGCTGAAAAGTGATTATTTCAGACATTTGTTCCTCCCTGTTTTGTCATCTTGTATTTCAATTATAGGCGAATCTCCACTTCAAAATAAGTGGTAATGAGAGGATTAGGCAAACATCTGACACGAATGGGATAACGATCGCTTATTCATCTGGTACATAATAAGGATGTGAAATGGGTGTGAGTTATGGATATGAAATTGTTGATTTACACACAATTATTAAAACCACTGGAGGATATTATATGCAACAAGTAACCTTAAACAATGGTGTTGAGATGCCAATACTCGGTTTTGGTGTTTTTCAGATTGCAGACCCAAATGAATGTGAACAAAGCGTTTATGACGCTATAATGGCGGGCTATCGGTTGATTGATACCGCTGCCTCTTATATGAACGAAGAAGCAGTGGGCAGGGCGATTAAACGTAGTGGCATGGCAAGAGAGGAGTTATTTATCACTACGAAACTTTGGGTGCAGGATACTGGTTATGAGTGTACAAAAAAGGCATTTGAAAAATCTTTGCAAAGATTGCAATTGGATTATTTGGATTTGTATTTAATTCACCAACCATATGGCGATGTGTACGGCTCTTGGCGCGCTATGCAGGAGCTGTATCGGGAAGGAAGAATCCGTGCAATTGGCGTTAGTAACTTCCATGAGGATCGTCTGATCGATTTGATTCTCCATAATGAAATCGTCCCTGCTGTAAATCAGGTTGAAACGCACCCATTCAATCAACAGATCGAAAATGCAAAATTCATGAAGGAAGATAATGTTCAGATCGAATCCTGGGCACCTTTCGCTGAAGGGAAGAATAACTTGTTCCAAAATGAGTTATTGGAATCCATTGCCGAGAAGCACAAGAAGTCCGTTGCTCAGGTAGTTTTACGCTGGTTGACACAAAGAGAAGTCGTTGTAATTCCAAAGTCTGTTCGCAAAGAAAGAATTATTGAGAACTTCAATATCTTTGATTTTGAGTTAAGCCAAGAAGATATGGAGTTGATTGCTACGTTAGATACAAAAGAGACTCTGTTCTTCTCACATCGTGATCCAGAAATGGTAAAGTGGATTGGGAACCGCAAACTCGATATCTAATCACTCTTCCCCCTAAAAAAGGAGGGGGTAGCCCTTGGCCATCAGCTCCTCCTCTTTTATCCCGTCCTTTGTTAAGCAATTCTGCGTGTTAGCTTAATAACATCATCTGCATTAGTAAACGGAAATGAGATTAAGTAGGACATATCATGAACTAAGCTACCTGACCCTAAACTGAACACGAATTGACTCTAACGTGCCCCTAAGTTGAGCACCAAGCGACGGTTTTCCCGTGATAATATGGGAGCATAGAAAAAGGCGAGAATGACACGCACGAGCCGCATGAATGCGGTAATGTAACCGGGGCGTACCTCTTCTCGCCTTTTCTGTTTATGAAATAGCTTTAACGAATGCAGCGAGCAATCCAAATGCCAGAACGACCATGAGTGCGCGCTTTACAATAACCTCATTCCATAGAATCTCGAAAATCCTCAAATGATTTCCTCCTTATTGGTTTCTTCCAGAATAAACCTTTCTGAGAAGAATATCAAAAGAGTGAGCAACTTGAAGATCATTCGGGATTAAGCGGAGTTAATTCGCGAATATGGCATTTTGATATTTTGACTCGGTTTTCGGCAGCTCGTTAAAATGGTCTTGTCATACGTATCTAGTTACAAAGTACAGATGCTTTTAATAGCAAAGAGCGCAGCGTTTTTGCTGCGGCCGGCACGGGCGCCACTGCTCTCATGGATCTCTTTGCAGATATGAACTGAATATATATTCCGAAGTCGTTCCCTTCCCGGAACGGCTTTTTTTATTTCCAATAGGAGCGTGATCGTTTATGAAATGGATTCAATGGTTGATCAAAGTGACAGCAGGCAGCTCACCACGAAATCGAGAGGAACGACGACATGGCCGGAAAACGTAATAAGCTGCAGCGACCACGATATAAGCCTAAGCAGCCAGATAAGTGTAAAGGGTGTATATGGGGTGCGTGGACTGGGACGAAGCAGTTCTGCAGTAAACAGCGGTGTGTTCAGTTTATCTACACCGATGAGCAGAATAATCCACTTATCAGCAGGCATAGTAAAAGTTAGAGGTGATATTATGAATCGTGAGGAATTAATGGTGTATTGTCAGCTTGTGAAGAGAGGAAAGCCTGCGGCCGTTATACCTCTACAAGAAAGGCACTTGGAAGAAGCTTTGGAGATCGTCGAGTCAACAGAAGGTCTTTCAACTCATACGGATACACTCAGTGAAGGATGGATTTCCTTCTGGGTGTATCAATATCCCCACGTCCTAGAGGTCATTAGAAACGCACCGCAGGCACCGAAGACAGCATACGAGCACTGGATTCTTGGGAAATTATTTGGTTACGATGAGACAGCAATACAAGACTTTATTAAGAGCAATCTTATCTAAATTCCGTATTCGAGCACTTTGGACATGGCGGCAACGTGTCAGTGTGATCATCCAGAACCACTCTTTGACCACATCTCGTGCAAGTATAGGTTCCTTTGCCCGGCTTTTCACCTGTTGATGGCATAGTAACACCTCCTTCCTGCCTAGTTCTTTCGACACTAAAGGAGGGAAATCCTTCCTGATGTCGAAATATGGTATCTGAAAGGGGGGATTCTTGTGACCGAAAAACCAATTGATAAGCTTCATCCAACTGATCAGGCGGCTGTTTATGAAGTACAGAAAAAACTTAAGGAGGAGACAGCAACTGCACACGATATCGGAGTGATTATGAGAGTTGCTCAGCAAAATGTTAGTGCCTTCGGAAATTTTGGATTGACACTCATTCTGAGAATTGCTGAAGTACACTTTCAAGGCAGAAAAAAAGTAGACTATATCTATACGCTTGAGAACTTGAACGCAGCGTTTGGTTTAGATAGAAATTGAAGCAAGCATCCTTTGGGGTGCTTTTTCTTTTGCTCTTAAACGACGAAATATAAGCCGTTTTAAAGCTTCGACAATCAGTTGCGGACCTTTAGAGGCATAGGTCGGGAAAACGGCAGAGAAGGGGCATAGCGTTGGCGTGCGGCCCTGTTTTGCGTTCGAGTGAATCCCAAAACAAACTCAACTTCGGGGGTGGTGATAATGTAATGGCAAGAGCTCGCGACCCGAACCGTGACCGAGCAAAGGAAATCTGGTTGGAACACGGGGGAGACATAACGAACCGGCAGATTGCCGAGATGCTGGATGTAAATGAAAAGAAGGTTGCGGTCTGGAAACAGCGCGATGGTTGGAATGTTGTACAACAAACAGAAGAGAATGTTGTACAACAAAAGAAGAATCCCAAGGGCGGAGCACCGCCAGGTAATAAGAACGCCGTAGGCAATAAAGGCGGCGCTGCTCCGAAAGGAAACAGTAACGCGGTGACCCACGGATTTTTCCGCAAATTTCTTCCGGAACGCACCTTGGAGATCATGGAACAGATCGCTGAGCGCTCACCGATCGACATGATATGGGATCAAATCATGATTCAATATACTGCGATCATTTCGGCACAGCAGATCATGTTCGTCGAGAGCAAAGACGAGATGATCAAGGAGCTGAAGAAGCGGAAATATGAAATCGTCGACACCAGCACGAAGGAAACAACTTCCTTTGAGCAGGTTGTTACCGAAGAAGAATATGAGTTCCAGTTCTCTTGGGATAGACACGCGACATTCCTCACAGCCCAATCCCGAGCTATGGCCGAGCTCCGCAGCTCGATCAAGCAGTTCATCGACATGGCTAACGAGGATGACGAGCGTCGCCTAAAGCTCAAGCAAATGCAGTTAAACATTGATAAGACGAAGGCTGATGTCGAGAAGGCGACAGCAGAAGCTGAGAAGCTCAAGAAGGGAACAGCTGACAAAGAACCGCTGCATATCATCGTTGATTATGGTGATGACGAAGAGGATGATGCATCATGAGTGCTGCTGCAGCTGTTAAGGTTCAGTTCAATGCTCACTTCAAGCCAGTTAATCGATCGAAGCGAAGGTACCGAGCTCTACGTGGCAGCGCAGGCTCAGGAAAATCGGTCAACATTGCCCAGGACTACATCCTTAAGCTTGGAGATCCAAAGTATGCCGGCGCGAATCTCCTGTGCGTACGGAAGGTCAATGAGACGAACCGGAACAGTACCTTTGCCGAGCTGACAGGTGCGATCAACCGGATTTACGGAGAGCGGGCCGATGAATACTGGGAAGTGCTTCGCTCGCCGCTGACGATCCGCAGCAGGGTGACCGGTAATGAAGTTATCTTCCGTGGTATGAACGATGTTCGCGATCGTGAAAAGGTCAAGTCGATTAACTTCGCACACGGTAAGCTGGTCTGGATCTGGGTAGAGGAAGCGACGGAGCTGCAGGAATCTGATGTCGACATCCTTGATGACCGGCTGCGAGGCGTGCTGCTGAATCCGAACCTGTACTATCAGATCACGTTCACATTCAACCCGGTTTCGGCACAGCACTGGATCAAGCGGAAGTATTTCGACCGAGAGAGTCCGGACGTGCTGACGCATCACTCTACCTACCGGACCAACCGCTTTATTGACCCTGCATATTTTCGCCGGATGGAGCGCCGGAAGATCGAGGACCCTGAAGGTTATGCGATTTATGGCGAGGGCGAGTGGGGCGAGCTTGGAGGCTTGATCTTCAAGAACTTCATTATCCATGATTTCGATACATCCTTCGAAATGTTCGACTCGATGCATCATGGTCAGGACTTTGGCTTCAACCATGCCAATGCGATTCTCACCGTCGGTGTTAAAGATGGTGAGTTCTATATTTGTGATGAGATTTATGTGCATGAGTTACCGACTGATCAGATTATCGAAATTGCGGATCGCAAAGGGTTAAGCAAGTACCTTACGATGTACTGTGATTCCGCCGAGCCGGACCGCATCCAAATGTGGCAGAACGCTGGTTACAATGCCACACCGGTTGTCAAGGAACCTGGCAGCGTCCAGGCACAGATTGACTATCTGAAGCAGCGGAAGATACACATTCATCCGGACTGCGTGAACACGATTAAGGAAATTCAACAATGGTCATGGAAGAAGGACAAGAAGACAGGGCTGTACCTAGATGAGCCGGTCAACTTTATGGATGATGCAATGGCTGCACTTCGGTATGCGGCAGAGCCGCTGCGGCGTCCTGAGATGCTTTATGCAAATCAACGGCCTGCGGGTTGGTAATGTGGTATACTTGTTTCAATTGAGGTCAGGAGGGGTTCTGTGATGAGTCCAGAGACGATTGCAAGAGGCGTTCTTGTGTTTGGTAAGGAAGGGTTTGACGTTGTACTTAACAAAGCACGCGAGTATGCTGTTAGCCGCGTCACCCGGACATCTGATGTAGTCGATACTATGATCGACATCGGCATACAAAGAGGGTGCGACTTCGTCCAAAGTGAAGATGATGTGGGTGTGATTTTTATGAAACATGCTGCTTTGTCCATACTTTAAATCGAAATATATTATGTATCTTGGCTGCTCACAGGAGCGGCTTTTTTATTTGCTTTGAAAGAAGGTGATGAACCTGACAATCATATATACCAAAAAGAGTTTCCCGCCGCCGCCATTTGATCAAGAGATCGGCATGATGCTGTATTACCGGTTGCTGTATGAAGGCGAGCACGCCGAGATCTTCCCGAGGGCGCGCTCTGTCGTTACAGAAAAGCGTTACGTTCACCGCCGTGTTGGCGTTCGATCCTGGCGTAAGGTGGAAAAGGTGTTCAGTGCCGATAATCAATACATCGTGGCCAACTTCAGCAGCCTCGTTGCCGAGGTTCCGGCGGATCTCCTGAACCGGTCGCTTGGAAACATCTCGGCGGATACGGAGGAAGGTCCAGAGTTAGACTTCGTATCCTCGGTTGTAACGACCAGCAAACCAAATGAAAAGGTTTGGTCGGCGATCACCCAGCACCAGGTTGATGGGAGGGTGGCTTACAGGGTTCGCCGGAATGAGGCCGGGGCTGTGTGGTTTGAGTGGATCCTGGGGGACCAGTACCTCCCCCACGATGACGGCCGCGGCGCAGATATCGTTTGGATCGAAGAGTGGGGGAATGGTGACCGTAAGGACCGTTTTCTTCGAGTAGAACGACAACGACTGGAGGCCGAAGGGCTCACTATTCAGCAGCTGGTCTTCAAGATGGATGGCGATAATGTGGGCGACCAACTCGATATAAGCCAGTACGCTTCGGATTACGAATTGGATATCCCGGAAGACGTTGAGCTGCCAGACGTGAACGAGCTGCTTTGTGGAATGGTCACCAACGACGAGACACTCACGTATCCCCGAGGGCGATCCGCGCTGCGGAACATTGACGGGCTGCAGGAGGAGATCAACTGGACCATAACCCGGGACAGCATCGTGTTTGATAAGCACGGTAAGCCGAAACTCGCAATTCCCCGGGCGTTGTGGGACACGGTTGCATCTCAGAATCAGCGTGACTATGGCGGGCGTTTTGTGCGAAACGCAGACCTAGAAGTTGTCTCATACGACGAGAAGTCCGGCGCTGTTCCCATGTACATCACTTGGGACGCCAAGACTCAGCAGAGCTTCGAACATGTCACTCGGCTGATCAAGTACATGTTGGCCATCAGCAAAACGTCACCACAGGCTGCCGGCCTCGAGGAAGGCAAAGGCGAATCTGGCGTCGCGCTCCTTTATCTTTGGATTCAATCGGTGATCAAGGCCGAGGCAATCAAAGACAAGTTTGACGCGGCGATCAAGGCTGCCATCCGGAAATGTTTGATCCTCGAGAATGCGATCGGCGGGCAGAACCTTAAGATTACCGATCCCGTGGTCGAATGGGGCGAGCTGCTGCCAAAGGCGGATAGCGAGAAGGACACAGAAGAAATCGAGAAGTATGCCGGCGGTGTGCAGTCACTGGAGACTACGGTTCGCCGTATGCATCCGGACTGGTCCGAGGAGGCAATCATGGCCGAGATCCAGAAGATTCAGGACGAGCAGGCGGCCGACTCGATGAACCCGACCTTTACTCAGCCGCCGCGAGTGAATCTAGGTGGTAGCTGATGGATGAGACGGACAAGCTGATCGCACTTTACAGCCATACTGGCGAACGGCTACTTGAGCTAATCCGTACTCTTGAATCCGGAAGTTATACCCGACGGCGGAAGGAGCGAATCCTGAAGCAGATCGACGAGATACTTGCCGAGCTGACGGACGGTGCTGCGCAAAGCATGTCCGAACTGTTGGCCGAGTCGTATAAAGCCGGATCCCAGGAGGCGGCCAGCAGCTTGATCGCTCAGGGAATGCCGGAGAACCAAGTCAACACCGCCCTTGAACCGATCATCCATCAGCAGGCCGTGCAGGCGATCATGGACGATACCTTCTTCCGGATCCTCGAGGCGACCGACAATATGTCCCAGGACGCGAAGCTCCGCGTGGAGGAGATTGTGAGGACCGCGACGGAGCGTATGCTGACCGAAGGCTTTAGCCGGCGAGAGGCGACCAAAGAAGCCGTTGCCAAGATGACTGAGCAAGGCATCACGGGCATTGTTGCCAAGAACGGTGCGCGGATCCCGGCGGATAAGTATATGAACGGCGTCGTTCAGTACAATCTCCGCAAGGCCCACGTAACTGGAGCCGAGAACACGATTGTTCAAAACGGTCTTGACCTGGTCTATGTGAACTATGTGGGGATAACCTGTGAATATTGTGCGAAATATCAAGGGCGTGTTTACAGCATCAGCGGTGCCGATCCGCGCTTTCCGAAGCTCGAAATCCGGCCGCCATACCATGCTCATTGCGTCCATTCCATTAGTGCCTGGATCGAGGAGTATCAGACGCCTGATGAGGTGGAGCGGATGCTGGCCGCATCGAACCGGCCTTTCACCGATAACCGCACCGAATCGAACATCCGGCGGTACAACGAGATCCAGCGGGACAAGGCCCGGAAGAATGAAACGCGAAAGCAGTGGTTGCGGTACAAGGCTGTGTTGCCGAATGATACCCCAAATTTGCGGCAGTTTGCGAGCCAGAAAGCGCGTAAGACGGCGAAGTATACAGAGCTACAGGAACTGTACCGGAAGGCAAATGCAACGATTAAGGCGGAGGGGTAAATGTGAAAAAACAATTTATCATCGAAGTTGACATTGTCGAAGGGTCTGTTGATTACAAGAACCCTGAGAAGCTCAGCTATTTAGAGGTTCTTGGTGCCATAGAATTCGTGAAATTGATGATATCGAATAATTTTGATCACGAAGTCGCTGAATAAGCGGCTTTTTCTTTTGTCCAAACCGTGGCATGACGTAAAACTGCTATTCGAGGCAGCCTACCCGGGCATAAAACAGGAGGATGAAAAGATGTACGAATATATCGCAAGACGTTTTCCTTTGAAATTGAACCTGCAGCTCTTTGCAGCTGATGGCGGTGCCAGCGGAGGGGGCGGCGGTGAGAGTGGTGGCGGAGATGGAGCTGGGGGGAACGGTGGTGACGGAGACGCCGGTAACGGCGAGAAGACGTTCACACAGGCGGAACTCGACCAGCTTGTGCAGCAACGTCTATCGCGTGCAGAAAAGGCTGCTCAGAAAACTCTAGCTAAGCAACTTGGTTTCGACTCAGTGGAAGCCATGCAAGCCGCCCTGAAGCCGAAAGACAAAGAGCAGGAGAAGGAATCCGGGAAACTTGACCCCGAGGAAATCGACCGTTTGGTTGACGAGAAGATCAAGGCTCGCGAGAAGGAACAGAATGACAAGACATTCAAGCGCTTGCTCAACGCCGAGGTTAAGGTGCTGGCGAATGAACTCGGGTTCGCCGATTGGGAGGACGCTGCGGCACTCGCCGATCTGTCAGCTGTGAAAGAGAACGACAAGGGCGAGCTGGAGGGCGTGAAGGAAGCACTCGAAGCGCTGGCCCAGAAGAAGCCGCATCTGCTCAAATCGAAGCAGGGGGTCGGCCGGATCGGCGCCGATATCGGCGGCGGAAGCCCCGACGACAAGAAGAAACGGCAGGAAGAAATCATCAATTTAGCAAAAAGCCGAGGGACGATCGGCGGGCAAGCCGTGAATGACCCGTGGGCAAGAAAATAAGGAGGGACTATCAATATGAGATTGCAACCAAGACCGCGCGTTACTGTCCAGGACGAGTACGAAATTCTGGCATCCTTTGAGGTGATCCGGGAGGTGACGAACGGAATTACAATCGACTCGGCTGCCGTTACTGCGGATGCTAATGGCGACAAAATCATCAAGAAAGGTATGCCGATGGCGAAGCTCACCGCATCTGGAAAGTTTGTGCCTTACGATCCTGCAGGTACCAATGGCAGCGAGAACCCAACTGTCATCCTGAAGCGTACGGTCAACGTTAAAGACGGCGATCATGTTGTCGGCGGTTACGAGGTGGCAAAGGTAATCGCTGACCGAATTCCGGTCACCGTAGACGACACCCTACGTCAGAAGATGCCGCACATCGTCTTTGCCTAATATCCAAACACGGAAAGGATTGAACATATATGAGAAAGTCGTATAAATTGCGTTACAAACTGGATCTGCAAACCTTTGCCGGCGACGATCCGATCGATCTGACATTAGATGAGGCTTTGACAGGGGAAGACCTGCTCGTTTATTCCCGGAACCTTGAGGTCTCAAATGAATATTTGCATCCGCTGTTGTTTCCTCCGCGGGAAACTGCGGAGCTAACGGTCGATGTCATCCAGGAAGAGTCGCCGCGACTGCCGGTCATGGCACAGATCGCCGAGCTCGGTACCGAAGTCGAATACGGTTCCCGGGAAGGTCTGAAGGGATCTCGTATTGAGATTCCGAAAATTCAGCGCGGTCGTTATATGGACGAGAAACTGGTTCGCATGGCCCTGCAGGCATCTCAAAGCTACGGCCTCCGGAGCGAGGAGCGTAACCAGTTGCGTAACCGGCAGCTGAACGATGCTCAATATGCTGTTGATGCCATCCGCGCACGCCGTGAATGGATCGCTATGACGAGCATTTGGAGCGGTAAGGTGGTTTATACCGAAGGTAACGTGAAGGTTGACGTTGACTTTGGCTATACCGCAGAGCAAAAGCCGGTCCTCAGCGGCACGGACCTCTGGAGTGACATCGTAAACTCCACGCCACTTGATGACATCCAGCTTTGGGTTGACCAATGGAGAGCTAAAGGCATTCGACTGCGTCGGGCGTTGACCTCTCAGAAAATCATCACCCTCCTGCGCCGGAACCTGTCGGTCCGTAAGGCTTACCACGGCGACCCGAGCGGCAGCGCGCAGCCTCCGCAGCTCACGAAGGCTCAACTGGATACTGTTTTTGAATCGATGGAGTTCCCGGTTCTGGCAGCTTACGACACACAAGCACGTACAGAGGACCGGGCTTTGACTGGGGGCAAATTGTCCTTCACAACGGTTCGAATGATTCCAGAAGATCGCTTCATTCTCCTGCCGGATGGTCCGCTGGGGAACTACCTCTGGGCGAAGACGACCGAGGAAATGATGGCTGAGATCGAAGCGGAGCAAACCGGCGATATGGGCTTGTTTGTATTCCGTGATGTGACGAAGAACCCGATCCGGCTCCGGACGGCGGGCGTCGCGTTGAACTTCCCAGCGTTTGCCTGGGCTGATTCGGTCGTATCGGCAAAAGTTCTGTAAGAGCTCTTTCGAGGGCTCTTTTTCTTTTTATAAAAAAACAGGGGAAAGGGTGAAGGAAGTGGACTTGAAAATCACAGGAGTGGCGAAGTACAAAGGTGACTGGAAAAAGCCCGGTGATGAACTCCGCAAGGTCGAAGACGAAATCGGCAAGTCGCTGGTTTCGGCTGAGGTTGCAGTGGAGATTGAACCTCTTGATAAAGACGGCGACGGCGATCAGGAGCTGCAGGAATTGCGAGAGCGGGCCAAAACGTTGGGCGTACAAAACGCTGGCCGTCTCGGTGAGGCTAAGCTGAAGGAAGGCATCGCCGAGAAAGAGGCTGAGTTCAAGCTCAAGGAGCTGCAGGAAAAAGCGTTTGAGCTTGGTATCGCGGATGCTTATGAAAAGAATGCTGCGACGCTCGCCAAAAAAATCGAAGCAGCCGAACAGAAGTAGGTGATTGGTATGGATCCTCAAGAGGTTGGCGCCTGGATCTCGGCCAATATGCTGGATACGGACGCTTGGGATCGTGCCACGGAGAAGAAGCAGGCCGTCGCTGTCGTCCAGGCCGAGCGAAATCTGGCTCGCTGGTACCCTGACATTACTCCGATGGCCGTTTCGATCGTTGCGTTTCAAACGGTATGGGAGCTGCAGGGGATCGATCCAGCGCTCAAGTACCAGAAGCATAACGTGAAGACGGTAACGGATAATGGTGAGTCGATCAGCTACAAGGACGGTGAGCGGCCTGACGTTGCCCCAGACGTCCGCGCCTTGCTCGGGCCTACAGCAGACGAACTGGCCGAAGAGGCCGCCGCAGAAGCGGCACAGCGTCAGTATGGCGGTGCTTTGGTATGAGCCTGTTTGGATACCCGGCCTCGGTGACGCATTGGCACGTTGGAGGTAAGGACGACTGGGGCCGGCCGCAACCGCCTACCAGTGCCGTTAAGGCAGCGAAGGTGGTCGAGGAGCAACGTTTGATCCGGAATGCTCGTGGCGAGGAGATTATGATCGGATACGAGATCCATCTGGAAGGCCCGCAAGCCGTCACCTTCGACGATTATTTTGAATATGTGAATGAACTCGGCATGAAGATCCGCTGTGATGTCGCTCATTTTGAAGTCAGGAAGTATCTCGGTACCGACGACGTGAAGAAGGTAATCGTTTATGGCCGACCATAAATTGTTTAGCTTCAGCCTCGAGGGGATTGAGGCAATGGTCGACCGGTTGGAGCGGATGGGGGACGATTTGGATCGCCGCTTGGAGACCGTGCTGACCCGACTGGCCATAAAAGTAATCCATGATGCGAAGCGACTGGCTCCGATCGATGAAGGCGATCTTGAGGCTGCTCTTATCGTAAGTGAGTTAAAGCGAGCGATTACCGGGATGTACATTGATATCGGGACAAGCCCTGAAGTCGATGGATACGCTGTGGTCCAGCACGAAGGTTTCCGGCGCACGAAGAGTGGAACGATCGTGGAAATGACGCCTGGCGAGAAGACAAGGAGCAAACCGTCGCACGGAGGCTATATGCCAGGAAAGAAGTTCCTGGAGAACGCCCTGAAGATGAATGAAGACCTCATTCTGCAGGAGCTGAGGAGCGTCCTGGAGGGAGGATAAACATGCTCGCAAATGACTTGATTACGTATCTGACAGATGCCGGTTTTTCCGTATTTCCGGATCCGAACTTCATTCCGGCTGAGCTGCCAGAATCCAAGCTTCCCTGCTTGTTCATTTTCGGTACCGGAGGCTACGCTCCGCATGAGTACGTACCGACCGAGCGGCCGACTTTTCAGATTATTGTGAAGGGAAAGTCGTACAAGGCGTTGCCGGAAAACATGGCGGGCGCAGAGTCGCTTGCCAAGCAGCTGATCAAGCTGCTGCATCGGCGGAGCAATTACATGGCCGGCAGCACACACGTTTTTACAAGTGCCGCTGTTCAATCGAGTCCGATACCGCTTGGTCTCGATGACCAGGACCGGCCGATGTATTCAACCAATTTTGTATTTTATGTTAAGGAGGAGCAATTACCATGAGTGATGTGAATCAGATTTACGCAGGCCCTGGTATTTTCGAATGGGGCGTTGGCGAAGACGGTTTGCTTGAACCCGACGGCATCGTCATCGATTTGACCCAAGGTGGTATCACGTTTGCCACGACGACAACCTATTTCGAGCCGACCACGGACCAGACTGGCACGGCACCGGTCAAATCTATTTCGACGGGAACGACCGGGTCCATCGACTTTGAGACGCCAGACATGGACTTCGAAAAAGTCATCAAATACAACCCCAACGCTTCGAAGGTTGTTGATGCTACCGATCCGGATAAGGTGAAGTACCAGGTCACCGGATTAGCGGGGAAAGAATTGCCTCGTCGCCGCGCCGTGATCAAGCCGCAGGGGGTTTTGGATCCAGCGCGGTACATTTATATCGAGTCTGTTGGCATTAAGTTCGACATGAATGCGGCCTTTGTATTGGACAATAACCTGCGCTTAACCGTATCGGCAATGGCTTACCCGTCGCTTACGGCAACACCGAAAGGTCTGCTCTATACCTGGGGCGACATCACGGCAACAGCATAGTCGATTCTTACGCAAGGAGGGGGCTTATCATCAGGCCTTCTCCTTTTTTCTTATTTCCTGAGAGAGGAATGATCAAGGATGTTTAACCTGGGAAAAAAAGAGCACGTCATGCTTGGCAGCAAGCGGGTTATGATCCCAAAGCTAACCCGAAATCGCCTCAAGAAGCTGACTGATCATATTGGTACCATTGGTGATTACCTCGTTAAGCTTTTCCTGACTCCCGAAAGTGATCGAGCGGTGTTCATTGTGGCCGCCGCGGACGTTACCATAGATGAAATTTACGAATTGACTTCGCTCCTGAGCGATCTTCCCCTCGAGTACCTGGACGAGCATGCCGCATTAGGCGAATGCACGGAGTTTCTCCGGTTGACCTGGGAAAAGAACGATATGAACGAAGCTCTAAAAAACTTGAACGGCCTGATTCCTCCGATAGCGCAGCAGTTCATTCAGAGCATCGTCAAGCGGATGGATCGGGCCGACGTTTAATTACCTACGATGATTTTGTTTTGCGCTGCTGCGCGGTGCTCGGAAAGACCCAGTACGAAGTCGAGAACGAGTACTATTTCGTCGACCTTCCTAAGATGCTGATTATGAAGGATCAGACCCGGGCCGAAGAACTGCTGATGCAGATCGACATCGTATCATACCCTCATCTGGTAGACAAAAAGGCGAGGGAAACGATCGTTAAGCGGATCACCAGCATGCTGCCGAAGCCGCCGGCAGAGTCGCCAAAATCGGCGGAGGAACAATATCAAGCGCAACTGGCGCGGATGAAGGGAGGCATGTAGGATGGCTGTGGAGATCGGAGAGCTGCGAGCTCGCATGACAGCGGAAGCACAGGGGCTCAAGGCCGAGATTAAAGCGGTGAAAAACGAGATTGCTGGGCTCGGTGATCAAGGGAAGAAGACGGCGACGGATATTAAAAGCATGGACACGGCTTTCAGTAAGATCGGCTCTTCTAAGGACCAAATTACGCGGCTCACGGCGGAACTGGATAATACCAACGCCAAAATTGATCTCCAGCGGAAGAAGCTCAGCGAGCTCAAAGAATCGTATGACAATACGTTTAACGAACAGCGTAAGAGCAAGCTGCAGGAGCAGATCCTGAGCATGGAAGCGGCACTTTTGAAGCTGACCCAAGCCTCGGACCAGACTGCGCAGAAAATTTGGGAGCTTGAAGATCAGGCGCAGAAGACCGGGGATGGCTTGGATGGACTGAATCAGGCTTTGAAAGAGATCGGTCTTAGCTCTGGCCAGATCGAAAAGATCAATAAGGCCATCCAAAGCACCAATCCGGAATTGCTTGAGGAGCAATTAGAACAGGTCCGGGAGCAGCTTCGCATGATCGGCCTGGATGCCAAGCACATCGATAAGATCGAACAACAGTTGAAGGAAACGACCCGTGAAGCGAAAGAGACTCAACGGGGGCTCGACGGTTTAGCCACCGGCTTGACATCCCTTGGGACTGGTATGGCCACTATGAAGCTCGCGCAGACCATGAAGGTATTGTCTGACGAGGCGCATAGGCTGGCACAATCTTACCAGGGCCTAACGGAGGTATCCAAGTCCCTTAATCTCGATACAGAGCAGTCGATTGGTCTGGCCGAGGAACTGTCGGACCGCTGGGGCCTGAGCCGAACAGCAATGGCGGATACCGTAAAAACGTACCTAACTGCCGGATTAACGTTAGAACAAACCAAGGAGATCATGACCGCAACCGCCGACGCTGCCGTATATAACCGGGAAGCGCATCTTACTTGGGACGAAGCGATCCGCCAGGTTGCCCAGGGGATTAAGATGGGGAACTCCGATCTGACCGACGCGGCAGGCATTACGACGAACCTGTCCGTGATGTATGACCGATATGCGAAATCCATCGGCACAACAGCGGCCAAGCTGACCGAGGCGCAGAAGATCCAAGCAGCTTATAACGGTATTATGCAGGAGTCGGCGATGTTCGCCGGCAATGCGGACTCGGCCATGACCGGTTACACGGGAACGCAGGCTACCTTTAACCAAACGGTCGAAATGGCTCGGGTGGAGCTTGGTGAAGCATTTCTTCCGATTTTGGAACAAATCATGCAAAAGCTCACGCCGATGATCAAGGAGTTTGTCACGTGGGCCGAGGCAAACAAAGAGGTGGTTGCTGGCATCGCTGCCGGTTCGGTGACGGTACTGGGTCTGGTCACGGTTTTGGGAACCTTGACGGTCGCTATCGGGGCTGTTACGGCGGCGCTAAGAGCTATGAACATCGCGATGGGGCCAGTTGGCTGGGTTGTGACGATATTGTCAGTGGCCGCCGCCGGCGTCGGGGCGTATAAATTGGCTGCTGATGCGGCAGCGGAGTCGGTTTTGACGTTTGCGCAGAACCAGGAAGAGCTGAACAAGAAGCTCGCCGAATCCCCGGCCAACCGAACGGCGGAAGATTTAAAAAAATTACAGAGCGATACGGAGACTCTGAATGCATTATTGGAAGAGCGGGCGAAAGCCCAGGAACGTCTGAACGAAGCTCAAAAGGCGATGCCGACAGACGTTGCTGCCGGAACCCGAATCAGCATCCCTCCCGAAACCATCAAAGAGATGAATGAGGCGAGGAAGGCGCTGGAGGAAATCGACAAGCAGCTCCGAGATATGGATTTCAGCAATGCGGAAGAAGCCGCTGAGGCCCTTAAAAAAATGAGGGAACAAGCAGAGAAATCAACGCCGGCCCTTCTTGATATGGCCAAGGCAGAAATGCAGGATGTTGCGGCCAAGAACAGCAAAATCCTTGAGATGGAGAAAACGCTGAAGCGTTACAAGGAGCTGGACGCCGTTCAGAAGGTGGATGAAGCCCAGAAACAGGAGCTTGTGGCGATCACCAATACACTGAAGAAACAATATCCAGGCTTACATGCGCTCATGGACGAGGAGGGGCGGATCCGGATCACCAATGTGGATCTGGTTGCTCAGCAAATTGGCATTGAGAAGAATCTCGTATCGGCCTCTGTTGAGAGCGCCAAGGCGCAGATCTCCAATCTGAAGGAGACTGCCGCTGCTCAAAAGGCAGCGGTCGAAGCACAAATCAAAAACTACCAGGCCCTAGCCCGGGTGATGAGTTCGATCTCTGGTAAAGCCCTGGATATTGGGATGACCGAAGGTAAGGGCACCTTGGCACGGGTCGGGGGGATGCTTGGCGGCATCTTGGCCGCCGGTGTACAAGCTCAAGCGAATGCGGCTGCAGCGAAGATGGCGGAGGAGCAAAATAAATACGCTAACGCTGAGCTGGAGGCTGAGCGGGCGCTGAATAATTTGACCACCGGAAACCTGGACGCTTTTGCCTACAAACCGCCGAATTATGGAGGCGGCGGAGAGGCGGATGACGATAAAAAGAAAAAGAAGAAGGAGAAGAAATCGAAAGAGAAAGAAGGCAAGTCAGCAGCCGAGCTTGCGAAGGAACAACGTCAGGCTGCTTTTGACGCGGCGATGGCCACGGCAAGGTACAATGCGGAATTTTACGATCAGACAGCCGAGCAGCAGCTCAAGGCCCTCAAGAAAATCCAAGCGAATCATAAACAGCATTTGAAGGAAACCATTGAGGACCAGCGTGAGCTTAACCTGCAGATGAAACGCCTGCAGGAGGATAGCGCCAAGTCGAATTATGAAGCGTCGGCCACTTGGATCGATCGCCAAGAGCGCAAGATGGAGGAATCGTATAAAAGCGAGGTCCAAATTGCGCAGATGAAGGTAGATACCTGGACGAAAGTTCGTGATCGCTACAAGAAAGACAGCGAGTTCTATAAGTCAGCCGACGAGAAGTTATATCGAGCACGGAAAGAATTGGCCAAAGCACAGTACGAGGCTTCCTCGGAATGGATTAGCAAAGAAGAACGACGTATGAAGGATTCCTACAAGACCGAGTCGCAGATTGCACAGATGAAAGTCGATTCGTGGACTCGGGTTAGGGATCGGTATAAAAAGGGCAGTGAAGAGTACAAGAAAGCTGATGAGGAGCTGTATCGCGCTCGGAAGGAGCTTTGGCAAGCCCAATTCGCTAACTCGGAGGAATGGATCGCGAAGGAAGAGCGTCGGATGGAAGAGGCCGGAAAAACGGAAAAAGAGATCGAGCAGATGAAGCTGGCTGCTTGGACTCGAGTCCGAGATCGGTACGACAAAAACTCGGAAGAGTACAAACGTGCAGATGAGGAAGTTTACAGGACGCGCAAAGCGCTGATGCAGGACCTCAAGAAAGAGACGGACGACTTTTTCAATGCGCAAAAGAAAAGTCTGGATGATTCACTGAAAGCTGAGCTCGATGCGATCGAGAAGCGCAAGAAGGCCTATGTCGATGCTCAGAATGAGAAGATTAAGGCAATCGACGACTTGATCGCAAAGGAGCAAGAGCTCAACGTCGACGAGGATTACGAGACCGAACTTGCCAAGAAGTTAGCCCGACAGCAGGAATTGAGCACTGCTGTATCGCCAGAGGGCAGAAAAGCGCTTGCTGACATTACCGAGGAGATCGAGCGGATGCAGCTCGAGCGTAGCCGGGAGCTCCGCAAGCGAGACTTGGAAGACCAGAAGCAGAAGCTGGTGGATGAGAAGGGCGAGCGGGAGAAAGCTTTCGATGACGAAAGGGAGGAAACCGAGGCTCGATATGAAGCGCTGAAGAATGCCTTCGAGAATCACCAAAATGATGTGCAGTTTATCGAGAATGCGATCAAGGATTTTCGGATCGGTGCCAATGAATCAGCCAACCAGCAGATCCTGGCGGATCTCGATCAGTTCGTCGCGGAGTATAATGCTAAACTGTCCAAGATGGCCGAGGTTTCTGGTCAAAGCAAGACGAACCAGGCCGAACTGGACCTGCAGGAATACAATGCGAATAAGGATGCCTGGGCCGCAGCCAAGGCGCGCGGGGATACGGCGGAGATGGCGCGCCTTACTGCCCGAAACGAGGAGCTCCGAAGGTTGTATGGGATTGATAAGGATACCGGTAAGCTGCAGGCGTTCAAGGATGGTGGCATCGTCCAGGGACGCCCAGGAGAGGCGGTACCGGTGATCGCCCATGCAGGCGAGATGTATCTAAACCCGGAACAGCAAAACACGCTTTGGAAGTTGGTTAGCGGGCAGGCTGCAGCGCCGACGGCCAGCAAATCGGAGCCAGTGGTCATGCAGACGATCAATCACATCGATATGTCGATAGATCGAGTTGAGGTGCAGGATCCAGCGGATGCGGAGATCCTTTACACCGAACGAGAGCGGACTTACCGACGTCTTGCCATGACAGGGGGTGGGAAATAGATGGATGTATCCGTGAATGGAGAGTGGATTTCCGAAACGGGGGCGGTGCTGGTCCGCCGGAGCATCCCCGGCCTGCCGGAAGCGACGGAGAACACCGTGGAGATCGCCGAGCGGGACGGTGAGGTTGATTTCGGAAGCACATATGGAGCCCGGCCAATTGGTCTGGCTTTTTTTATTACCGGCGACTATGACACCACGGTATCGCTGCTAATGAGACAATTCAACACCCGGCGCGGCGTTCTGGATCTCGTATTCTCCGATCGGCCGGGCAAGCATTATTTCGCTCAGTACCGAGGCACGATGAGCTGGGACGAGTCGACCGGGAACCGGGTAATCGATATCCCGCTGAAGATGTACGATCCGTTCCCAGAGAGCGACGAGCGGATCACGGAGCTGACCATCACTCGGTCGCCCCAGGTGGTCAATGTCCAGTCGATCGGGGATGAGCGAGCTAGCCCCGTTATTGTACTGACCAACATCGGAACGACCACGCTGCAAAGCTTCAAAATCCGTAATGAATACCTCATGGAAGGATGAGTGACAGATGAACATGTCCAATTATTTAGCCTCGGCGCTCCTTAATCAGGTGTTCCAGAACACTGCGTACACCAGGCCGGCCAAGGTCTATTTGGCGTTATACACCAGCAACCCGACGGCAGCTGACACGGGCCAAGAGGTAACCGGCGGCGGTTACGCCCGGCAAGAAATTACGTTCGGCGCGCCGACCATCGAGACATACAACATTTATCACCCGACGACAGGTCAACGGGTTACGGTGTTGAAGCCGACCATGAAAAACAGTGCCGATGTCGTCATGCCGACAGCCACGGCGGACTGGGGGCAGGTGTCCCACATCGGGATCCGGGATGCGGCAACCGGCGGGAATTTGCTCTACTTCGGAGCATTGGAGACACCGCGCAGCATTTTGACGAACGACATCTATAAGATGTTGACCGGTCAAATTGTACTGACGCTGGCGTAAGGAGGATGTTGAGATGAAGACAATGTATCCGGCGCAAGTCAATAGCCCGGGGACCGAGCTGGCTGCCGCGATCGATGCAACACAGGATACGATCCAGGTCGCGGACGGATCGGTTCTTCCGGATGCCCCAAATTTGCTCACGATCGGAACGGACGAAGCAGCCGAAACGATCCTGTATACCGAAAAGACCGGGGATGAACTCAGCGGGGTAACCAGGGGATTTCAAGGGACTGCGCAGTCTTGGGCCATGGGAACGAAGGTTGCGCGCTACTTTACCGCCTATGACCACGATACCACCATTGGCAACATTAGCGAACTTTCCGCCGGTTTGACCGCACTAGGAGATGAGAGCAAGAACCGATTCGATACTGTGCAGCGCCAAGACGTCGTTCTAAACGCCGGGATGCAGATCCTCAACGCACACCGTAACGCGGCCTTTTCCTTGAGCGGGATTAAGGGTCGGACGTTGGTTAATTTAGCGGGACGAATCGGAAGGGCATATAATCCTTCTACCTTAACTCTTTATCAGGTAACTGCTGTTGCTGACTCTGGAGCGTCAAAGATAACACTACAGGTAGGTACTGGTGCGATAGCTGTAAGACCTATGTATTACAAAGCTGAAAAAAAGTATATTCTTTTGGGAGAAGTAAAGAACGGAAATCTATCAAAAGAGATGGTCGTACAAACGGCGGGGGCAGGATCAAACATGACGGCTTTAATAACGTCACGGGATTCTGCTAAATATGTAACGATAGCAACAAAGTTCGCACCATTAACAGACCTAACCGGGAGTTTAGAGGTTGTTGCGGAGGGAGAAGTAGGTCAATATGCTTGGGTTAAAAATCTAAGGGCCTACGAAATCTCAGCTGCAGAATACGCCGCACTCGACGGCATGACGCCGGAACAAGTCGCCGCCAAGTATCCGTATGTCGATAGCGTCCAGCCAGTCCGAAATCCGTATGCGATCCGGTACGGGGAGAACCTCGCTTATGGATATCCAGATGCGAAGATCAACGGGCGCCATGACGTATCTCTTGTGACAGTATCTGGTCCATTTGAAATAAAGTTTAGCGGAGAAGCCGTAGCTAAGGATGTGGACAAAGGGGTATATTTTGATGTCACAGTTATACCTGGACACTCTTACACGGCAGCGGTGGACACAGTAGCGGATAACGCCTTTATAAGATTCGAGTATTTTAAGGACTCTAGCTCAATATCGAACACTCAGTGGTTAAAGAATCCGGACTATTTCCCAACAAATATACCTGCTACAATAACCGTTCCCGTAGGCTGTTCATTAATTCGGGTTTATATCACAAATCAAACAGCGCTTTACTGGAACAATGGCTCACTTATTAATAATTCGTTAATAGGTGGTAACTACCATTTTAAAAATTGGCGTCTCTTTCATGGAACAAAAGACTTAGGTTTCAAACCACGCGAGGACTCTATGCTCGCGCTGCAGACGGATTTATACGCGGATCCGCTGACAGGTGCGAATGCTGACGAGGTATTCGAGAAGGACGGGCAGTATTTCAAGCTGGCGAAGTGGAAAAAGTTAGTTTTAGACGGCGGGCAGGATTGGGTGTATGGACCGTCAGCGCCGGGGTATAAGATACTATCAATACGATCTCTTGCCCCTTCCGTAAATTGGAACAGTTTTTTGTTGACCAAATTTAACGGGGCTATCCTCTCTCCTAAAGAAAGTTTAACTGAGGGCGATAAGGCGCATTTCAATACCTCCTCTGGCTTTACTGATTTTTATATTTCAGTATCTAATGCCGACAGCGGATGGGGTGACAACTACGCGCCGACAGTGGACGAGATTAAGGCGTATTTTATGGGGTACAAGATGTATCCTGCTGGCGGAAGTGGTAGCGCTATTTACACGGGTTCGGGAACAAAAGCGTGGGTATACCGTACACCTTCAGGTTTAGATGGTTGGCAGGATGTCGGAATTACATTGCCGACGACCCCTGCTCCAACCAACACCTATTGGCAGCCGTACCAACTCGTATACCAACTCGCCACGCCAACGGTCGAGCCTATTGTATTCGAAGGCATGCTGACGTTTAATGAAGGCGATAACCAGATCGAGGTTGGGACGGGGCTGGTCGTTCGGGAGAGCGTAAACCCTGTCGTTTGGTCGAATGGGTATACGTGGCTCAACGGGAGAACTATTCCTAGCTATCCTTTGAAAAATAGGCCGAGCAAAATACTAACTATTTATAAAAACGCGCGGCAAAATACCGGATGGCGCTATGAACCCGTAGATTCGGGATTTCAAGACATATACGGACTAGTGCAAGCAAGGATTGAAAATAGTCTCTTTGATACATCCGCTGCCTATTCCGTTACGTACCTGATGCTGGATACGTCGCCTATCGTACCATTCACCGGATCATACGCAGCCAACGAAAAGGCAATGCTGAAAGACCTGGCGAAAACAATTCAGCAGAATACGACCGCTGTATCCGTGCTGATGCAGCGGAAGGTTGAGAAAGACACACCCGCTGTCTTGATCAAACCAACACTATTGAACGGCTGGAAGCAGTATCCATCCTACCAAACAGTCGGGTACCGCAAAGATTCTGCTGGCATTGTCCATCTGACAGGGCTTGTACAAGGGGGACCTATAGTGTCTACCATATTTAGATTAGTTGAGGGGTTCCGACCTAAGCACCCATTGATATTTCCGGTGTGTACTAGTGCAGGGGCTAATCGTGTAGATGTGCTTGCTGATGGTTATATCTACTTCAACTGGGCAGGGGCGTGGGATTCTGAAGCATGGATTAGTTTGGACGGTATATCATTCGTACCCGAACAATAAAGGAGGCATTACATGAAAGCTGTACCTAGAGTAAATAAAGACGGACTCTATTTGGAGGACGAGTTGGTGGACGATGCCTTTTCAGGTGTCGTCCCTTTTTATGCGGAAATTGAGCCGCAGCCGCCAGCCGATCCGGGCGAAACCGAGCAGGAACCAGCTCCAGAAGATGAGCAGCCGGGAGAAGCTCCGGATCCCGTGATCGCCGGTTACATCATCGGTGTGCCGGTTACGCCCGGTCTATTCCGGCCGCGCTTCGATATCCCAGCTTGGGAGACGTATCAGGTCGAGCTGCAGGCCGCGGAATCGGCTTATCGTGTAGCCTATGACGAATGGCAAGCGCAGCCGGAGGACGAGCGCGGAGAACCGCCGGCTTACGTACCTCCCAAGATGCCGACGCTTTGGATCGAAGGGTTAACACCTGAGGAGATCAAGGAGATTACGCGTCCGCAACCGAAGGAGCCAACCGAACTGGAATTGCTTGCGGAGGAAGTCGAGGTGATCCGGCAGCAAACCATTGAGCAGCAGGAAGCAATCGAATCCTCGGGAACGGAACTGGTCGAAGTGAGGGCGGCGAACGCCGAGCAGCAGCTTACGATCGGCACCTTAGGGACCGAGCAGATAAAGCTCGACCTCTCGACCCTTGATCTTAAACAGCAAAACGCTGTATTGGGTGCAGAGCTTGTTAAAAAGGATATCGCTATTCTTGATTTGCAGTCGCAAAATCAGGCGTTAGGTCAAATGTTGGCCGCGCTGGAATTGAAACTACTAGCTAATGGAACAGGGGGAGAACCGAATGTTCAATAGTGATTTCGAAAGATTGTCTTACTACTACGAGAAAAAATGGGTTTCGGACGTGCAGCTTCGACTCTACGTACAGTTCGGCGTTATTTCAGCGTCGGAGTTTAAGGTGATTACCGGGAAGGAATACAAGGCTTAATTCCTGACCTGAGAGGAGATGGAGCATGTTCGGAGGACCATTTAACCGGCTGCCGTTTAATCGTCCCGTAACCATGTTTGTGTTCGGCCGGGCCGTCCTCAGCGGCTGCGCCGAGCTTGTGGCTGCATCGACGATCGAGTTGGCTGGCCAGGCCATTCTGGCCGGCGAGGGCGGTCTGGGGGCTGACTTTATTCGGGAGATCTCCTTTACCGCCCAGATGGAAGCGGATAGCGGTATGACCGTGGATTTTATCCGGGAGCGTCTGCAGTCCGCCATTATGCACGGTATTTCCTCCCTGCAGGGCAAGGCAAACCGTTACCATGTCGACGAGATTGAATTCACCGGGCCGTTCGTTCCCGGAGATATTATTGTGATCGACAGCGAGAAATTCAAAATTACACGGAACGGGGAGAACGTCTCCCATTTGTATAACGGGGATTTCTTTGACTTAAACCTGGGGACGAATAACCTCACTTGGACCGATCCGGCGACCGGGCGGACGATTCTCTTCCGGATCACCCACCGCGACAAGTTTTTGTATTAGGGAGGCGATATATTGCCTAATCCAACACTGCAGGTTTTTGACAAGAACCTGAAGCGTACCGGCACGCTGATTGATGCATATGGTATCGAACGACGAAGACGGCTCAATTCTGATTATGAGCTGTCTTTTTTGGTCCCTATGACCAGTGATGATTATCTTGAAAAGATCCAGATCAAGGGTCACGTCCGGGATGAACGCGGACAATATTACGTAATCAATACTCGGCAGCGGCAGCGGGATAAGAAGCAGCTCACGGCACAAATCACCTGCACGCATGTGATGTTCAAGCTGAACGATTACAAGGTGCCGTATGACGAGTACATCGATGAGGCTTACGGGATCCACATCTCGACGCTGCTGAACAAGATCAGCGCGTGGACCGGCGGCCGTTTTACGTTCCAGGTACATGACACTTTCGACCTTTGGGATATCAAAGACTTTGGCAGAACGACTGCGCTAGCCGCGCTAAACCAGGTCGTGAACCTTTATGGCGCAGAGATTCGTCCGGACAATTTTGTGATTCATATCTATAAAAAAATCGGGTCCCAGACGGACAGGTACGAGTACCGGACGAAAAAGAACATAATCTCCGATTCGTTCAAAGACGACGGCACCGGCCTTGTGACACGAATGTTCGCTCAGATGAAGGACGGCCGGACTTGGGTCGGGATGTCCGCGGATAACCTGACGGCGGAGGAGAGGAGCCTTCTGCAATCTGTCCCGGGCGCCATCCAGAACGGGAAGGTTATGGTCAACTACCTGCTCTCCCCGTACGTCAATTACTGGGGCAGCGACAGCGTCCCGTTTTTCGACGGGGAGAACATTCAGCAAGACATTGAGGATCCCGCGGAACTGTTGAAGTCTACCCGGGAAGAACTGCGGAAGAAGGAGATGCCGGAGCTTGAGGTGACGGTGACCGCCGCGGATCTCTATAAGATAGATCGGGAGGAACACCCGCCGGACCTTGGCGACGCTGCCACTGTGTATGACCCGCAAATGGGCCTGCAGCGGATTGGCGTCCGGATCGTGGAGCTGACGGAATATCCATACTCTATCGACCAGCATACCAAGGTGACCCTGGCCAACTTTGCTCTGAAGGATGACATTGACTTGCTCGCCGACCTGGAGCGGTCCCGAAAGGTGATGGACAACCTGCTTTCCGGCGGCCGGATCCGGACGGAGGTGTTCGAAGCTGCAACGAAACAGGCGATCGTTGACATTAACAACAGCAAGACGGAGCTGATTTACCCGCCTGAAGGCGGCATTCTTGCCCAGGAGAAGACGAACCCCTTGGAACAAGTTAGACTTACATCGAAAGGACTCGGGATCTCAACGGACGGCTGGCGAACGGTGCGATCAGCCATTACAGCCCACGGAATATTGGCCGAGACGATAATCGGCCAGCTCGGCAGCTTCGTTTCGATGCTGATCGGCAGCGGGAACAACGTCACCCAGATTAACACGAACGGGATCGCTGCCGGGCATGCAAACTTTGGCAGTGCTCCGTTTCGGGTCGACATGCAGGGGAATGTGGTGGCTAACCGGTTGACCGCCAATTCAGCGAATATCTATTCATCAAATTTCATGAATGGCGCGATTGTTGGCTCGTCCATAAATGTGGGGAACGGTATGTTTACAGTAAGCTCTGGTGGTCATATGGTCGCACAGAGTGGAGAGTTCAGAGGAAGAATATCTGCATCGACTATTGATGGAGGAACCATAAACGGTACCACTATAATCGGTGCTTCGATAAAAACGGCCTTATCGGGCGAAAGAATCGAATTAGACCCGTATGGTTTTGTTTTTTACGATATTTATAATGCCAGACGTGTAACCCTCGGAACTAATCCTTCAGCGAATATTTCAGGGCACACTTACTACAATTCTTCCAGCCAGTCTCAAGGTCTTATCTATGCCATTGATTATGAACTCCATGTGATAGGGAATAATGGTCTAAGGATCGGAACGAATTTTGGTACAACCTATCTGCAGGGTTCTGTTCATTTTACAAACGGATCGTCCGTCACAGGTTTAAGTATAGGAATAGGACAAATATCTGGCCTTCAGTCTGAATTGTACTCATTGCAATCACAAATTAATTCATTGCGCAATACGTTTAATGCACATAGTCATACAGTTTATCTCCCAAGCCACAATCACGGTAACCCACAGAACCAGAACTGGGGCGACAGAACGTTTACGACATCTACTCCGTAGTGCTACTATGAAAAGGATAATTATTCCTACGGAGGTATTCGCAAAAATGAAAAAATGGGCTTGTTTGTTTGGCGGTATTATAATCGGGGCAATGGTCGCTACGTCAGGCAGTACAATTGCAGCACAGGTAAAGAGTTTAGTAGGCCAAAAAGTAACCGGTGAGTACAAAGTTGTTGTAAACGGTAAAGAGTTGCAAGACAAGGGAGCTGTTATTGGCGGAAGAACTAATGCACCTGTTCGAGCTATTTCTGATTCTATAGGGGCTGAGCTAAAAGTGGATAATAAAACAAAGACAATCACAATTGTGACTGAAAACTCCTCGGATGTATCTTCGTCTTCTGAAGAAAACAAAGGAAATGAGGCACAAGCGACCCCATTAATAGAACGAAAAAAATTTTTAGAGGAAGAGATACAAAAGTTAGAACAATTGAAAAAACATGACGAAGAACAATTAGCTCTTTTACAAGAAGGATTACCTAAAGATCTACTAAAAGATTCACTTAACAGCATTAATAAACAGATATCTGAAAAAACTCAGGAATTGAGCAAGATAAACGCCGAGTTGGAAGCTCTCAATAAATAAATAACCATTGAAAAGTCTCATCGAAAATGATGAGACTTTTTATTTTGCCTTAAAAGGAGGTGCCCTATGGCAAGGATGACAAAGGTAGAACTGCTTATCGATCTGACGACCCCGGTTGAAGAAATTGCTGCGGTGATAAACATCATGCTTCAAGCATATCCGGACAAGCAGCTCGAAATCTTACAAGCGGTTGATCATGATATCGGCGAGGCTCTCGCCAGGTTGCAAGCGTCCGATGAAGCTGAGAAAGAAAAAGGGTAGAGAGGCAGGGGGATGGCCATGAGTGAGAAATTTTACGGGGGATTTGCAGCATTTTTCGGAGCCGTCACAGGCTACTTCTTCGGGGGGTGGACGGTAGCGATGAATGCACTGCTGGTACTGGTTATCATCGATTTTGTGACCGGCTGGGCCGTTGCCTGGATGCGTGGAGAGCTTCGGTCAATGAAAGGTTATATTGGAATCGCCAAAAAGGTAGGGATATTCCTACTGGTTACGGTGGCACATCTGATCGACAGCGTCTTAGGGGATATGCACTATCTCCGGGATGCTGTCGTTTTCTTTTATATCATAAACGAGCTCCTGAGCATCATCGAGAATTACGGGAAGATGGGGTTCAAAGTTCCCGACGCCTTAATCAGAGCTGTGGCTGTATTGGAAGAAAAAGCAGGAGGGGAGGTCAAAGGAGATGAAGCTTGTCGATCTTCGGGGGAAACTCCCAATTCACAAGACAAAGCGGTATAAAACGCGCCGGCTAACCGATATTCGATCGATCGCGATTCATCACTCGTTGACCCTAACAGGATCTCCAGAGGCTTTTGCGACTTATCACGTCAGCACGAACGGCTGGCCAGGGATTGCTTATGCCTTCGTGGTTCAGCGTGATGGAACAGTATACAAATGCTGGGATCCAGAGATTGTCACGTATCACGTAGGCAACAGCAACAAGCATTCCTTAGGGATCTGTTTGGTTGGAGACTTCCGATCACAGCAGCCGACGCCGGAGCAATATCAGGCAACGATTGAGCTTGTACGACAACTCCGTTCGGTGATTCCTACAGCGCAGCAGATCAAAGGCCACAGCGAGTATCCGGGGTACAGCTGGAAGGCTTGCCCGGTGATCAACATGAATAAATTTCGCGATGATTTGGATCAAATATCAGAAAGGGATGAGGGTATGAACGCATCAGAAAAAGCTGCATTTGAAGCGTTGGAACGGAAAGTGACCAGCTTGGAGAACAGCAAAAACATATTGAAGAAAGGGCTTCAGGAGCAAGGGTCCACCATCAAAAAGCAATCAGCTCGAATCGCTGAGCTCGAACGAATGCATTATATGGAGGTCCCTTCCTGGGCTAAGACAGCGGTGAACGAAGCGCTGGCAGCCGGCTTGATTGATACTCCGAGCGGCAGCAGCTACGATTTCTATCGACTCATTGCCGTGCTTTATCGTGCCGGCATGATTAAGAAGGGAGACGTTTAATTATGAGCAATAGCAAGTGGAGAAATTATGGTTTGTGGGTGTCGTTGGTATCAGCAATTTTGCTGGCTGTACAAGCTTTCGGGGCAATTTTTAATTTCCAGATCGCTCCGGAGAAGTTCGATGAAATCGTGACTGCAGTAAATGCATTGCTTGGTGTTTTGGTCGTGCTCGGCATTGTCTCCAACCCTAAAGAGGGAACAGGGTACAGAGACAAGGACAAGTAAAATAGAAACTCTCAGTAATTGAAGGACCCTGCTTGCCTAGGATGGTGGGGTTCTTTTTATGCACTTATGAGGTTAGCCCCAAAAAAACTTTATGATTATAAAATAACTACACTATTTCTTTGCAAGTGATTTAGTTCGAAAAGGAATAAACTTGTGCTCTGTTTCATTAATGGATTAGAGGAGGTGAAATGATGAATAAACTTGAAGGTTTGTTGGTTCCTGGCGCTGTAATAAATAAGATTATAACTAATGTTAAAACCAAGCATCAAATAGTATTATTTGCAGTTGATCTCGATGGAAATACAGTTCTTGTTGGACCGATTATGGGTAGAAAAGATAAGGACTGGTTCAGAAAATGTTGGACTTTAGATAAGGAGGATATTTTAAAAGACTATATTTAAGAATATATATTTTTTATTTTGTTGCCCCTTACTTAGTAGTGGTTTATTCTGTATATGTGAATATTTGGAATGGGGCGAATAACTATGAAAGTAGAGAAATTAATTATCCAAAATATTGGTGGTATTAAAAATTTAACTCTAGAGTTCATTGATGGTTTGAATTTAATTTGTGGTATAAATGGTGTCGGTAAATCGACTATTCTAGACTGTATAGTTAGTAGCTTTTCGTTATACCCCGCAGAAGGCCTTAGAAGGAATTCAAACTCTGAATATGGTGAATGGACAATAAGTGTAGACGGTACAATCTTTAAAAACAGTCTAAGAATATTTAGACCTGAGGAACAGATTGTTAATCATAACCCTTTAGGTCCTTCCATAAAGAATATAATTTATGTTAAAGAACAGAGACCTTTAAAATATTCTAGATTACAAAGTATTTCAAGAGATAATGATTTTGACCAGAGTCAATATAGTGCTAGGATCACAAATGGTCTAAATGGAGATTCAATAAAAAATTGGTTTATTAATAGACTTGCATTTGAAAGACAGGGGAATTTCACTTCACAAGAGAAACATAATCTTCAAACGGCTCGAAATAGTTTTAGCTTACTAGATCCTAATGTAGAGTATTCTCATGTCCTTCATGATAGTTTAGATATAATGTTAAAAACTACAAGAGGTGAAATTTATTTCGAGTACTTGTCAACAGGTTTTAAATCTTGTTTGTTTATTATCCTTGGGATAATTAAGGAAATTGAGTTTAACTTTAAAGATCCAAAAATAAAAGTAAATGAGTTTGACGGGGTTATTTTAATTGATGAAGTCGATGCACATCTTCATCCATATTGGCAAGGAAGGTTTTTAAAAGTACTTAAAGAGGTTTTTCCGAGTTCTCAAATCATTGCAACTACACATAGTCCTCACATGATTCAAGAAGCTGATGCTAAAGAAATCATTGCACTTACAATTGATGAAAATAGCAATGTATCGAGGTTAGAATTAGATCAGCTAGAATTTGGTTTTAAAGGGTGGACAATTGAAGAAATCCTTGAAGATGTTATGGGTTTAAAAGAAACTCAATCTAACCGCTATTTAGAAGTGAAAAATGAATTTGAACGAGCTATTGAACATGAGGACATAATTAAAGCAGAATATACATATGAAATTTTGAACAAGATGCTACATCCAAGAAGTCCCATGAGAAAAATATATCAATTACAATTAGGAAGCATACGGTGAGGTAAGCTTATGATAAAAGTCGAAAGAACAAAATGCCCCAGTGAATTAACTGAAGATATTAAACAAGCCCTCACACAAGAATATAAGACAAGTAAGAAGAACGTATGGAATGTAGATTACATCAAGAATGCTCTGCTTGAAATGAGCAATAATAAGTGTATATTCTGTGAGTGTAAACTTGGCGAGGAGAGTAAGTATATTGAAGTTGAACATTTTTATCCCAAATCGTTATATCCAGATGAAGTTATTGAATGGACAAATTTATTACCAATTTGCAAAAGATGCAACGTAAAAAAACTAGATCACGATACAAAAAAAGAACCGATCATTAATCCAACAGTAAATGATCCAAAAAATCATTTAAGAATGATAAATTACCGATTCGTTGGTAAAGACCAAATTGGAAAAGATACTGTAAGTATTCTCGCACTAAACGATTCAAAAAGACTAATATTACCCCGAGCAACCATCGGAAATGAGATAGCTGAGTTATTGGAGGACTTATCAGACTTAGTTAATGAATATAGTCAAAAGGAAAACCTCTCCCGAAAAGAAATTAATAAGATAACTGGCAAGCTTGAAAATTTACTTGATTCTTGTCAATGTTATTCTGAATATAGTGCAACTTGTGCATATGCATTATTTGGCGATGACAATTATTATCTGGTTAAAGAGTTTTTCATTAGCAAAGGGCTTTGGGACCCTAATTTGCAAAATTTAGAGAAGACCGCTATAGTTAATTGGCTCGAAGGGACAGTTGAAAAAGTACAGTAGAATATTAGCAAACTATCCCAAATTCTTGTAATAGTATTTTTCAATGGGAACTACTTGGTGTAACTCGATGGCTTCTGTAAAAGAACCCTGCACCTTAACTGCATGCAGGGTCCTTTTTTATTCCATCTCATTCTATGAGCTCCGTTAATACCGGCGTCCGTAACATTCCAGACTTCGTCCAGTTTCGAAATTTAACCTTCCCCTGAATTTTCGGATCCAAATATACAAAGTTCTTATCCTCCCCGATTACAAGTCCCCGACTTTTCGAATAGAACTCTTTTCGAGCTGTCTGCGTTACAAACTCCACAATTCCAGTTGGCCGAAGCCGACCAGACTCATCAGGGACAGCCGCAAGCAATCCGAATTCGTCTTTACGATACCCTGTGATGATCACGTTAGTATAAGACCAGTTGATTACCTTCTGCCAGTCTGGCGATCGCCGGCTCACGTAAAGGCTGTTTTTTCGCTTCCCAACCATCCCTTCAAGTTTCCGAGACACCATCTGTTCAAACAAAGCCTCGCCTGCGCCTTCCACAAAAGGGATAACGCCGAAATGCTTGTTCGGCATGCTGATGCCGGCCAGGATCTCTTTACGGTGCATCAGAGGCAATTTCCGAAGATCTTGCCCCTTGTATCGCAGGATATCAAAAACGACATATGTCACGGGTGATATGCCCATGAGCTGCCGGATGCGTTGCTCTTTCTTGGTCTGGAACCGAGTCATGACGTTTTCGAAGTCAACCAACCCCGTCTCCGGATCGGTACATGCTACCTCACCGTCCAGAAGGATATCATCTTCAAACGGCGTCAGGAGCTCAGGATATCGCCGCGTACAGTCCGTCTCGTGCCGGGTATATAACCGGATCTGGCCGTCCTCCTGTGAGAACAGAAGCCGGTGTCCGTCTATCTTGGGCTCATAGATGTAATTCGGATCGGAATAAGGTCTGGGGGCGGTCGCAAGTAACATTGGTTCGATGAACATAGAAACACCCCTTTACCGAATTATAGCGCTTAGCTATGTGGTAAAGGGGCGGTAAGTAATGGTACTCGAAATTGCGTCCGTTCATACCCTGCAGCTCGATCTCTCCCTGGAGCCCACTGCTACGTGTAAAGCCTATTACTGGCTGGCTTGGTCTTTTTGCGCATAAAATATCCCAAAGACAAGTACATTATGGTAATATTTTGTTTATGATGAAACGATTTATGAAGCCGCTGACTGCGGACATACAATTTCATACGGCCATGCTCGATCAAACCCCTGTCGCCGTATTTATAGCGGACGAGCTGATCGGGTGCGGCCGGATATATGAAATTACTGATGACAGTGTCAAAGTGGGAGATTCGCGTTATCTTCGCGAGAGTTGCACATTTAAGTATGCTGGGTAGGTGAGAATTTTTAGCTTTTTCAATGAAAGGTTTGCATTCATGAATTATAGTCGTATATTCGAAATACAAAGAAGAGGCATAAAGGAGGGATCCTGATGTCTAAAGACATTCAGTATCTTGATTACGCCGTACAGGGGAATATCATTGTGCCGCTGGTGTTTCTGGATTCAGAGCAATTCATTACACTAATCAATGAATATGATTCGTTTAAGATGTACTTAAAGCAAGTACGGCGTAAAAAGAAAAGGCCTAACCGTGGTCCTTCCCTCCTGTTGCAAAGCACTGACCCCCTGAGCACCTGAATACCCTGTTACAAGTTTTGGACTGACTTACTTTACTGTATTGATCGAATGTGTAGACGATAAGGCCACCGAGGCAAAATGCCCGGTGGCTTATTTTTACATTGATAAAAGAACGAATGTTCGCATATAATACAAACAAATGTTCTTCTTGGAGGCGAACAGGATGAGAAATTACATTGGCGAGGTTATTGAGCTAATTTACGTGGACCGCAAAGGCAAGATTACTCAGCGCAAAATTAGGTTGCAGAGGATCCGTAATAACTTGATTCGTGCAACATGTCTAAAAACCAATCAGCCAAGGGTTTTCAGAATGGATAATGTTTTATCTTGGGGGCCGGCGGTGGGGGCGGGAAAAGATGCTTCCTGATTTAGAACGTAAAATACTAAGGATTCTTTACAATTATGTAAGTCAGCATCATAGAATACCCACAATGCACGGATTGGAGGTAATGACTGGACGAAAGCAACAGGAAATAAAGAACGCATTATTAATGCTGGAAAAAGAAAGGTACATTGAATGGGAGGACAAATCCAGCCTGGGTGGAATTAAGATCATTGAAGGCTGGGAACGTGAACCTCAAGCCAATAAAAAGCCAACACAAAAGGTGAATGCACAGTATTGGACAGATTACTAGTGTAATAGAGTTAAAAAACAGAAAGAGACCCGACTTTCATTATCGAAAGCCGGGTCTCTTGGTTTCGTTATATTTCGATTTTATGCCAGTCGTTCAATAACGATGGATGCACTTACTGTCGGAGTACCTCCGCCGATGGCTCCTTGTATGGTTAATGCCCCCATATTGTCCATACGGTTTAAGGTCAAGACGCCACCAGCCGTTAATGTTGCAACAACCTGACCTTGATATGGTTGGTTGCCTGCATTAGTACCATAGTTGCTGCATGGAACCAGCGTTGCAGGTGCCGGACCAGCTGCATCGGGATCAAAGAATAAACCAAAGGCATTAACACCTGGGGTTGGGAAAACCTCAAAACTGATATGATAAGTGCCGGTTTCATTAATAATAATGGTCGATGGTGCAGCGAAGGTCACTGCAGTGCCGCCGATGACAGGAGGATTCTCAAAGGTCACTGCTCCACCCTGTCCTCCTGGTGTAGGAGCGGCTGCAATGGTTTGGGATACGGTGCTGCACAGGAATGCAAAAGATGCGATACCTCCCGCTGGCCCCGTAGGTCCAGCAGGTCCAGGGGCTCCAGCAGGTCCGGCAGGACCTACGGGACCCGGAATGCCTTGAGCTCCGGCTGGTCCTTGTGGACCTGGAATGCCTTGAGCTCCGGCTGGTCCTTGTGGACCTGGAATGCCTTGTGGTCCTTGTGGTCCTTGTGGTCCAGGTACAGGTGTAACATTTATTTTCGGTCTAGGGCAGCTTACGTTTATAACCTTTCTTTTTTTAACCACAATCTCTTTTTTCTTTTTCCCGTGGCAAGACGAGAGTGTTCTTTTTAGTGGTTTTTTCTTTAATTTACTTATAGATCGATGCAA